TGGTCGCCCGCGTGCGCCGCATAAGCAATGGTGTCGAATCTCGAGGAAATTGCCCAAGCTCCTGCGACAGATAGCATCAACATGTTTCTATTCGAAACGATGGTCTTCTTCATTACCTCTTCGGCGTAGTGGCCATCGGGGACTTCTACACTATCGTCCGTCTGAGAACTCCCGCTTAGGAGGGGGCGGATTGCAGATAGATCTACGATCTGATGCTCTACTCCTAGATTAGAAGTGATGAACTTCGCGGCGGTGAGTTCCTTGACGTGCTTTTGTCCATAGTTGATGGATAACGTCTTAACTTCGCGACCTTCTGCCTTCAGCTGATATAGAAGTGCTGTAGAGTCTAGCCCGCCTGAGTAAATAAGAATTGTTTTCATTTAAATGATCCTGTTTTATATTTGCGCTACTATATCTTATACACTTTGAACTATGCTGTTTAATCTGGAGCTTACCTCAGAGATTAAATTAATAGCTTCGTCCTGCGTTATGTCTTTGACTAGTATACCGTCCACGTATTGCATCACCTTCATTATTTCAACCAGCCTATTAGGTTTAGCATTAATACTCGTCCGTAGAACTTGACTGAGCTGCAGGTTGACCATGTCATTGTAGGACGCGGGAGCGACGACTTTGTTAATCCGAGATCGTAGAGAAGACAGGTCACTATAAAGACGATGCTGTGCTTCGGAGTAAGATATTTTCTCCATCCGCGCAAAAAAGTCGGTGGCATCCCCGCCTTTAGAGCAAGTGTAGCAATAGTACGAATCTGTTCCTTGGTAAATCGTAAAGTTGGGCCTGTGTTCATCTTTGTGGAAAGGGCAGTAAGTTACGAATAGATTACCCTGCTTAGTAATTTCAAGACCGTACTTTTCAACTAATTCTAAAATTTTCATAAAGAGGGAGCCTAGACTTTTACATCTAGGCTCCTTGTTATTAACGAGTCGCTGCTACGAGCGTGCGCACATTGATTGCGCGGGGCCCCTTATCAGACTGCTCGAGGTCGTATTCAACTTCCTGCTTTTCGGCAAGAGTCTTATATCCTTCCATCTGGATTGATGTGTGATGTACGAACACATCTTTGCCGCCATCATCGGGGGTGATGAAACCAAATCCCTTCTGATTGTTAAACCACTTCACTTTTCCACGCATTGCTGTTACTCCTACTGTTTTATTTCTTCGTTTGAAGATCTTATGAGACTGCGGTAATAATACCATCTACGACTGTGATCGAGGTGAATGACGGAGTAATAATTCCACTGAATCCTCCGATTGCTGTTGAAACAACGGTATTGATATCTGAGGCAGATGATCCACCAACGGAGTTTACTGTTGTCGCATTTCCTACAGAGGTAACATCTCCGGTTAGGTTAGCGTTAGTTGTTACAGTAGCGGCATTACCGCTGATGCTAATTCCTGCAGTGCCTGCGCTGATGTTGGCTGCTGTTAGACTCGTCAGGGCGGCCCCGCTGATCGCAGGTAGAGGTCCAACAATTGTTGTGGCATTACCTACGGAAGTTATTGGACCTGTAAGGTTAGCGTTAGTTGTTACTGTAGTAGCAAGCGTAGCGTTACCAGCTGTCAGGCTAGGAGCAGTTCCCGTCAAGTTAGCACCGCTCAAAGTGGGGATATTAGTTAGGGTTGTTGCGTTGCCTACGGAAGTAACATCTCCCGTAAGATTAGCATTCGTCGCCACAGCAGGATTGGGGTAAGTACCAGATAGACTACCTCCCGCGGGTCCTGTAGGATTGCCTCCCGATGCTCCGGTGGGTTTGCTCCAGTCCCCTGCTGCAGTAGAGTTTGCCTTCCATAAAGCACCCGTATTGTCAAGAACTAAAACACCTGCAGCGGATGCTACCGTATTTAAAATTACGGGAGTATTCGACAAAACTGTTAATTTTGTCTCGTGTATATCTGCGCCTACTAGACTAGAATGTAATGCCATATGTAAAAATCTCCTTTAAATGTATACGACTTCGCCGTCTGCTGTTACGATATCTCCAGCGTTATCAATCACGATGCTACTCATAACTTGACCGAGAACAGAAGGAGTCAAGGTTAAGTCGTATTCAGAAATAACCATTACACCAGTAGATCCCCATCCGCCGAAAGCTATACCTGTAGTATTAGTGCTTATTGCGCCGCCGCCGCCGGATCCAGTATTGGGGGTAGCGTTATTACCTGAGCCTGTTCCAGTTATTCCCAATGCATTGCCCGCACCACTGAGAGAAGTAGAACCACCGGCTCCACCTAATATGTAATTCCCAGATAAGATTATCCCTTCCCTACCCGCGTTGCCGTTGCTATTATATGTACCATTAGTAGAGGTAACTCCGCCTAAACCACCTAGAGCTATTTCAGGAACTGATGCGCCTACCTGTATAGTATTTCCCTGTGTTCCACCGTAAGCGGTTACAACAGTAGCTCCATCTGTAAATACAGTGTTTCCCCCGTTAAAAGTAGCGCCTATAACGGGAGTACCTCCGCCGGTTCCAATACTAATTTGGTAAGGGCCAGCTACTACAGGGATTGTATATCTAGCATATCCTCCTGCGCCTCCACCTGATCCAACAGAGTAGTTGAGGGGGTTCGCTCCCTGAGCGTTACCGCCGGCTCCTCCGCCGCCCCAAAGTTCAACTGTTGCACTCGACGTACCGATAGTAGGGGTATAGAAGGTAGCGTTGTAATTAACGGATACAACCTCACTAGCGGCTGCCGCGTTGAATGTCAATACTCCGGTTAAGTAGTTAACAAGGAATTGTGTGGCGGTAGGAATTCCTGTAGGGATATTGACATATTGAAATAGCAGGGAGGTGGCAGGATTTGTTACCCCTGTATAATTTGTGGTCAGTGTTAGGGATGTATCTGACACTACGGTTAGTACAGTATAAGTGATGCCGGGTTGACTCGTAAACTGGACGAGACTACCTCCTACCAGATCCGTAGTGAAGGTGGTTAGAGTACCAACAACTGCAGGAGACGCGGTCGTTACAGAGATATCTGCACTACCCTGAATAGCAGTAGTAACTACGGGGAGCGTAGTTGGTCGCGAACTCGTTGTAACAATAAAGGGCGCTAGCGCGCTTACTGTTAAAGAATCAGTTACGGCTTGCGTGCTATTTGCAGCAGTTAGTACTCTAACGTTAAGTAATGACATTTTAGCTTAGTTTTCCTAGTTCGGCTTGGACTGCATTTAAGAGACTCGTGAGACTCGCAGCTGCTTGAGTTAACCCAGCGAGCTCAGCTTCCGTCAGCTTTGCATGTAACTCATCTTCTAGATTAGCTAAATAATCTTTAGCTGCAGCTTCGTCTGCAAGTAAATCTGCTTCTACGGTAGGCCCTTCTAGAGACCAAGCCCATGCTAGTAATCCAGCTACAACGGCCATTGAACCTGCTCCTAACCAAAACATTGTCATAGTAATCTCCTATAAAACATCTTACATTATTTTTTCAAGATCCTTACGGAGTCTGCGAATAACTGTGTTGATGTTTGTACCTGTCACTCCAAGCTCTTTTGCAATATCACTTTGAGAGTAACCTACGTATAACTTATCAAGGATTTGCTTCTGCTTATCTGTACCGTTATCGTATAGAGTCTTCAGTACAGCTCTATCGGAGTAGGCCTCGAAAACATTCTCATCCACACCGAATGTATCAAATCGAGGAGCATCATCGTCCTCCCCCCAAGACGATATCAAAGTATCCAGAGAGTGAGTCTTGCGAGAGTCGCGCTTTGCGGCACGCGTCTTCTTTAATTTGTTGCGTAGGAGGTTTTTATTATACATCCAGAAGAAAGAAGTAAAACGACAGAAGGGCTTCTTCGTCGTCGTGTATCTTTGAACGGACTCTAATAGATTCTCAAGTACGTATGAGCGAGCCTCATCGTACGAGAATGAATTATTCCAGCTATAAACGATCGCGTCTAGAAAGTCTGGCATCGTCTTTATAACTGTGTCAACTATCTGATTCCTCAACGTGAGAATCTTCTCTTTAAGAGAATCGATAATGACAGGATCTGTTTCAGTAGATAACTGAAGTTGGAGAGCTTCTCGAGAATGAAAGATAGGAAGTATTGTATCGTTCAAATCCGTAAGTCTCTGGCGGTGGGCTTTTGGGGCAACGGCAATAGCTGTGTTTTCCATCTACTCTCCATTTCGCGCTAACCCTCATTCAAAGGGTTACCTGCTGTTTAGTAGTTACTTTAAACTACGATAAATACATTATAACATATTTTAAAACAAAAAGCAAGCGGTCATTTTTAATATTTAAGAACACTTGCTATGACCACAATCCTTACAAGACGGTTCCGAACATCCCGACTCGAAAGCTACGTTAGAAGAGTAACATTTCTCACAGTATTCTTGTGATGGCGCTCTAACGGTGGCGACCTCTTCTATATAGACCTTAGGAGATTTTACACCTTCATCGGCACTTTCTAACCACCCCGTCTTCTTGAGATGTTGGCGTAAGACGACAGATATAGCGTGAGCAATAGAATCGATGCGATTCTCTCCGAAACCCATAGCCTTGTCGCCCTTAATAGAATTGAGATGCTTTAAGATCTTAACAGGATCTCCGCCCTCTGCGAGGTACTTAGATAGTAAGATTCCTACCAGGGAAGTGAGGCCAGAGATCTCGGTGCCTAGCGGAGGTATATTTGTGAAGATCTGATAAGGTCCTCTCTCGTCGTAGTTGATATGGACGTGAAGAGGGCCGTAGCCTGTTCTCACTTGATAGTATTCAGAGGATACTCCGAAGGCTGTTGCGGGGTCTCTTCGCTTAACCTTGGGAGCTGCAGGTGCGGACGTCTTGACGGAGCTAAGGTTTAGTACCTGTTGCACCTTAGATCCATCTCTATAGATCGTAATCCCCTTGCATCCGAGATCGTAAGCAAGTTTGTATGCATATCGGACGTCATTGGTCGTTGCCGAGTTAGGTAGATTTATAGTCTTCGATACACCATTATCTACGTGATTCTGGAACTGAGCTTGCATTCTGACATGGACATCTACTTGTACGTCGTGCGATGAGGGGAATAATCGTTGTACTTCATCCGGGATCTCTTTGACTCCACGAACCGCTTTGTGGTTATCGTTGATCTTCTTCCAGAGCTGCTTCTCTTCCAAGCCGAAGAAGTTATGAGCTTCGGCTACTGCTTTGAATAAAGGGTTAACTTCAAAGAACGTATCTGATAGCGCAGGTTCCTGATTGTTCTTTAGAGCTTCCAGCGCGCGCGCATTGTAGCGAGTATAGGCGATCGCGAAAAACGGCTCGATTCCCGAGCCTTGGAGACCAGCTGCAATTGCGATTGTTCCTGTTGGTGCGATAGTTGTGCGTGCGCAATGGCGAGGGGTCCGAGAGTCACCGCGATAATGTGTGCTAGAAATATCATAAATAGAATCCGTCCAGTTAGGGAATACGCCTCTGACTTTGGCTAACTCCTCGGATTGCGCTAGAGACTTATCGTTAATAAAGCGCATTACCTGGGTAGCTAGATTGAGTGCTTCAGGGGAGTCGTAGGGGATGCTGAGTTTGACGAGCGCTTCCGCCCAACCCATTACACCTAGACCAATACGGCGGTTACCTTTTGCCATCTTTTCGATCTCAGGTAGAGGATAGTTATTGACCTCAATGACATCGTCAAGGAAGACGGTCGCTAAAGCTACGGTGGATCCAAGTCTAACAAAATCGAAACGGCCCTCTTTAACGAAGTTAGAAAGATTGATAGATCCCAAGTTGCAAGGTTCCCAAGGTAGTAGTGGCTGCTCGCCGCACGGGTTTGTACTCTCGATCTGACCAAGAGCTGGCGTCGGGTTAGATCCCGAATTATTTATTCTATCGATAACAATAAAACCCGGGTCGCCTGACTTCCAAGCAAACTCGACCATCATATCGAAGATTTCTTTAGCTCTCTGTGAGCCTACTTTCTCGCCTGACTTAGGATCTACCAAATCGTATTCAGCGTCTGCATCTACGGCTTTCATAAATAAATCATCAATGGCGACAGAAACGTTGAAGTTTTCCATAACGCCAGGCTGCGTCTTCATCGTGATAAAGTCTTTGATCTCAGGATGGGAGTAGTGAAGGATACCCATATTTGCGCCGCGACGAGTACCTCCCTGCTTAACAACATCAGTGAGTTTATCAAAGAGTTGCATAAAGGAAAGAGCGCCAGAAGCTACTCCCTGCGTCTTCTTGACGATGGAACCCTTAGCACGGATACGACTAAACGCAAATCCTGTACCTCCACCTGATTTTTGAATCATGGATTGCGCGGATAATGACTTCGTAATTCCTTCCATCGAATCGGGAACCGGGAGAACATAACAAGCCGACAATTGCTGTAGTTCACGACCGGCATTCATCAATGTAGGACTATTGGGAAGAAAGTCCCATGAGGCCATCATATCGTAGTAAGCTGTCGCCTGCTCGTTAACCAGATTCCTTGCTTCCTCTATAGTGTTGTAGATTACCTCAAGGTTGCCTATAAGTTGATTGAAATTCGACTCTCTTTCATGCGCATCAATTAGTCCCTGATGCAGAAGAGTCATAGGGGAGGCGCCTACTACTGTCGAAACGTTAACGCCCTTATATGCACCCCACTTATCAACGTTTGGGTGAAAAAGAATCTCTGCTAAAGCGATGTTATGTGCGATCTTATCAAGCCAAGCTTCAACACTCGGCGCATCTCTCAGATACTTATCCTTGATGACCTTGAACTGATTCTCCGTAAGAGATACTTTTGGCAGATTTCTTTCGCTCACTTTTAATGCTCCTTATATTAAATTTATACAGTTTGTAATTATTAAAATACTCTTGCGGAGACGCTAGCGTAAGGGCCCCAGTATCCGTCTTCGAAATGATATCCGTAACCACCACCAACGTATATATACTTGAATAAGCCGGTATCTTGGCGGTAGGATAATCCTAGGCCTAGGGTATGACGCGCGAGAGTCACGTCGGGATATAGGCGCCACACGCGCATGTAGCTAACCTGTACACCCCAATCCCCCTGAATTTTACTGTTATGAAATCTATCACCAGGATAAATAAGACCCGCGCCTCTAAGCATGAGCTCATTACCAAAAAAGCTCTGCGTATAATCTTCGACAAGTATCTTAGTAATTCCAGGACTGTTACTAACGACAGTTCCATCTTTCAGAAGAGTAATAACTACTGGAGGGCAAGCTGTGCTCGTCTGAACAACTTCAACAACGGAGTGAATAGTATTAGTAGGTACAGGTGCTGGAGGGATTACCTTCTTGTCAATGATACGGTCGACGATCGATTTCTTAGGAGGTAGCGATACGACTAATTTCCCTTGTGAGTGGCTGATTAGGTATATCTGCTCATTGAGCTGACGCACGTCTTCAAGATGCGTAGCGAACCCAGCCAATCCTAGTATGATGACTAGTGATACGAAGAAGTGTAAGGAGTACTGCTTTAGTTTGGCGTATATATTAGACAACATCGGGACCTCCGGTGAATGACTCTCCCTTCGCGTAAGCTAGTGCGCCAGAATTGAGAGGTATGCCGCCGACAGTAGGAGAAACGAATCTCTCTGCCATTAACATCTTACCAAAGCATGCATCGATTGTAAAACGACAACCCTTGTCATCGCGGATAGCAATCGTTGCAGCTGTCATCTCAACAATGTCGCTAACTTCCAATTCGTCCCTATCTGTTAAACGAAGGGATAATAGAGTATCAGCGTGTGCCGAGATAAGGTGCGATAGACCAATATTTTCTACGTTGTACTTATACTTCGCTTCTTTGATACCGTCGCGGTTAGCTTGGGCTGCAGTAATGATGGGAATGTTTAGTTCTCTAGCGATAGCGCGAATCTCTTCCGTGACCTTACCTATTGACTCCCACTGATCTCTACCACTCGTCGCTTTGACTGCTGGCTTTACGATTGTGAGGTAGTCGACGATGACAAGATCAAACTTCTGAGGGAAAGTCTTAAGCTTGGATCGAATAAGAGTTGTATTGCAGTCGTGAGCGTCAATTACATAAAATTTATTCTGCCTAGATTTTTGTGTATTGAGGCACTGCTTGTATATCTCTTCTTCCATCGGATTAAGCTTACCGTCGCGGATCTTACTATACTCTAGACCAGACGCTCTAGAGTCGTAGCGTCTCTCAACTTGCTCCTTAGGCATTTCTACGGATACATATAAAACATTATAGCCCGCTGCGTGTACGCTATACCCGATATTCATCAGGGCAGTTGACTTACCCTCCTTGACGGCAGCGATAATTACCATCAACTGACCTCCTCTAACCCCGTTGGTGATACTATCAAATGTAGGCCAGCCAATAGGTATACCCTTGTACTTATCAGGGTTAGTCTTAATATCAGTGTAGTGGGCGAGGCGACTGTCGGCAGACTTATCGAGATATCCTTCACGGACGTCATCTCTACCGATAAGTTCTAGCTTACTAATTCCCTCTTTCAGGCTGTTAATCGAATCGACGATCTTATCCTTCTCGAGATGATCTACAGAAGCTATCAGCGTATCGCGGAGCTTAAAAGCTTTGTAGTCTTGTTTTAACTCATCGATAAGAAAAGTGAGAGGCCTGTCTGCGTAGGTTGAAGTGGCTAGCTCAGAAAATAGAAGTGTTACTTTCTGCTTCATGGTTTCTTCTATCTTACTCTTCGCTAAGATCATCTTAAGAGTATCTGTAGATGGCAGTGCGCTATACTTCTGATAATACCAGGATACAATTTCAAATAATTTCTTATTGACAGGGTCTAAGATGAGATCCGATTCAACTTGCTTTTCTGACGCAAGAGAAAGGTCTGTCGTTGAAAATAAAGCTTTCTTTAAAAATTCTCTTTCTACTGCCATTATGATGCCGTTCCTTGACGATAGTCTACGCCTTTAAATTCGTGTTGAGTTGTGCTCTCGTTGAGAATAGAATACACTTCTTCGCCGTAAACATCCTTGATCTTCTTGAAATAAAGATTGCTAGTTATAATCGTCGTCTGCAAGTTATTAAAGCGTCTACGAAGCACGTCGTTAAAGCACGCGCTAACGAGCATAACATTTGTTTTAGTTTCATTGCCCACCTCATCGATAACGAGCATGTCAGTTCCTAACACAAGATCTTCGTACTGCTGTTTAATAGCCTCATCTTTCCAGCCACCTGCGTACAGATCTACTAATGCGTTCAGTGTTATGAAATAACCTGAGCGACCACGGCGAATAGCTTCCATCAGTACAATGGATGCTAGACTCGTCTTTGCTAGACCTGTAGATCCGTACAAGAACAATCCCTTACCATCTTCTAGATTCTTCTCTATATTGGTAATGTATGTTCCTATTTTATTTCTGACTTCTACAGTCTGTGGGTGGGTGATCTGATCAAAAGTCAGGCTTCTATACTTGGGGGCTACGTTAGCTTTTACTTTCTTAAATTCAAACCTAAATGCATCGACACAACTGCAGCGGTAATCCATCCCGCGACACTGCGGACACTCTTCTATGATTTGCTTTTTTAACTTGAGCAAACTTTTACGATCTCTTTCACTTAGCATTCACATCTCCAAATAATATCTCTATACTTAAACATCTGTAGCAAAGAAATTTACCGTGAACATAATAAATTTGATCCTCATCGAAAGCTTTCTTGAGATGTTCTTCACAATATTTAGTAGGACATCTGGAGCACTCTCTAAGAGGATTAACGTTGCAGCACAACTGCTTATTAGGCTCTTCTGCTTTCTTCTCTTCCAAAGCTTCTAATCTTGCTTTGGTTTCTGCAGCTTTTCCTTTTCGGATTCTAGCCATGCTTTCATCTCGTCGTCAAGTTCCATTTCTGGAGCTTTAACTTTATTAGATTTTGTGTCCTTTATTTTAACGTTAAGATATATTCCAGTCATACTAAATAACCAGTTCATATCTATCGGCGTTAGTCTTTTGCGCCTAGGGTATTCTTCAAACATATCATCGATAAATTTGAATATGTCTTTGAGAGGACGACCAGCCTCAAAGAACTTTCGCATCACTTTTAACATGATGGCGCTATCCCTAGCGAATATAATAGGGTATACTTTGCCTTGCGAGTCGTTGAACTTCTTAGCGAAGTATTTTACAAAGTCATTCGAGTTGTAATCCCGGAGACTCTTCTCTCGTTGAACCATTAGCATTCTATTTATACATTAACTTCTTGATGATAAACTACTCCGCCTTCAGATGTTATAAAGGTAGGCCACCATACCCATTGGAGCTTCTCAGCGAAGAAACATTTTAGGCAGTGCTCGTGCGGAATAAATTTCATATGAATAAAATGGAGGCCCCTCTTGCGAGAGGCCTCCAAGTGCTTCTTTGAGTGAGCAGCCCGATGCTCTCAAAAATTAAGCTGTTTTCTTGTTAAGCTTAGAACGACGTACACTTACAAGATTACGAACGCTCTTTTCAGGCGTCTCTGGGAAGGCAGCTAAAACGTTCTTAACGATATCGTCTACTGAAAGCCCTGTACGAAGACCTTCATCAACTACGTTAGACTTCTTTAGCTTCCCTGCCTTCGGCTTTGCTTCAACGGCTAAACCCGCTGAACCTGTGGGCTGATTAGTTTCTGACATTGTTACCACCTCCATATTTTTTATAACAGGGATTAATTGGTAGCTTAGGGGTAACGTAACACTATTACCTGTCTCTAAGGACTTAACAATAACCGCCTGCGTTCTTTTCTCAATTACCTCAACGGATATACCGGAGGAGGTTGAGTATACTTCACCAACGATTGCTTCTGATGCATTTAAAGTCATGACAAATATTACAGCATCTGCGACAAAATCTTACGCAGGGAATATTATTTCTTCAGGACCTTTAATCTTCTTAATGATAAACTCCGGCTCTGATTTGTATATCTTTAAACGATCTTTTGCGTGGGTACCTAGATACTTGCAATGATCATCATACATATCAATAACGGTTACTTTGTTCTTCTTCGATGTCTTTCGTAGCGCTCGGCCGATGAGCTGAAGAGAGTCGATTGAAGACTTGTTTGCCTTAGCATTAATAAGCACATCGAGAGAAGGACAATCTACTCCCTCTCCGAAAACGGTAGTAGCGATCACTATATCTATTTTCTTACTATTAAGATCATCTAAGATATTCTTTCGCTCAACAGAATCAATTTGACCACTAGCGAATCTAATCTTACCAGGAACAACGCTCTTAAGCATGGCCTCTAACATCCTTCCATGTTCTATGCGCGTTACCGCGATGAGACAGCTCTTACCTGCAGCTACTGCCTTCAGGGCTACCCTAACCACTGCCTTATTTCGAAAGGTATTATTAACCACTTGCTGCTCGTACATATGTGGATAACCAAAAGCATTAGGGCGACCATGATCAAACTCGTGTAGATAAATAGTAGGCTTGCTAAGATAGCCACGTTGAATAAGCTCCGAAGCAGAGATGTCAACGCATCTCGCACCCGTATGAGCATCAAGCAACAAGTCAGAATTATCTTCTCTCCAAGGCGAAGCGCTGAAACCCCAGCGGTAATACGCTTTCTGGCATTCTGACATGACTTTAGAATAGATCGTAGAACTGACATGGTGTGCCTCGTCAATGATGACGCACTCAGCCCTCTCTACAACCTGTTGTATAAGTTCTGGGCGAGATATGTCCGTAGCATCTTTTTCAACATCCTTTAATCCTTGGTACGTACCACCATATGCGCGGTGTATAGTTTGAATCATTGCGACCGTTATATCTCTTGGTATAACTTTGCCGCAGCCGATCTCTCCAACAGTGATACCAAGGTCCCTATTAAGACCTGCAACCAGCTGATGAAAGATGTCCTGCTTATGAATTAGAAGCAGCGTTGGCACATTGAGCCTACCAATTAACGAAGCTATGATTGCAGACTTGCCACCACCGGTAGCAACTCTAACCATACCCCGCTGCTTCGCAAATGCTTTATCCGCGGATTCTATTTGATAGTCTCTGAGAGTTATCCCTTTGATGCTAATTGGGACGCCAAGAGTAGGAACACGACGAGTATCGTTAATGTCATAAGCTATCCCGTGGTCATAGCAAGCGTCTCTAAAATGAGAAAACAATCCTGTTGGGAATGATAACCCACGCTTGTTGAAAAGTTTCTTACGCCCATCCCAGTGGCCATTCTGGGCTGCTTGAGAAAATAAAGCGCCAGGTACCTCGTAGGACATGCGCAGAGATAAATCTTCCCAAAAATCGATGGGAACATCTCCTGTAATAACTGTTGACACATTACCAATATGCGCAGTACAGTTGATTACCTTCGCGGTTTCGGGGAGGATCGCCATTAAGAATTATACAGAAACCGCGAAAAAGAATGCCTTTGAAGAGGGACGAAGGACAAGCGCAGAGAAGGCGACGGCTGCGTCTTTGTGTAATCTAATACTATGAGCCTTGGAATTCGCAGTTATGGAGGGATTAGCGCTATGTTAATAGCTAGTTGGCTACTGCGATTAGCGCAGGAATACGTGAGAAGATTGGCGGGGTTATTTAAAGAGACGACAAGTTGTAATATAAAAGTGCACATTGTCACATTGCCACAGCTTCTTAATTTAATCTTAATCAGCTACAGCTAATGCAATCTAAATTAGTTTCTTCGGCTAAATCTAATGCCAATGCTAAAGCATTGACATTATATTTATCCGCTACGTACCATAGCGTAATAGAGATATTCGATGTATAATATGTCGTGAGCGTATATTATGAAGCGAAGATTTGAAGAGAAGAGGGAAGTAACACATACAGTAAGCCGTACCGTGTGCGATATCTGTGGCGAGGTGGTGATGGATGATAAGCCGTTCGTCCGCCTCTACGCAACCGATGATTATCAGCCCGTAAGCTGGGACGAGGCGTTAGAAGTATGTACCCCTGATTGCTTGGCCAAGAATATAGCCGGCATCAAATTGATTTTGGATGGCAAGATGATACCATCCGCAAAAATTAGTATGTCTAAGAAGGATAGAGCCGAAGACTGCAAAGAGGCGCCATCCTACTCGAAGGCTTCTCAGATAATAATCCCCATCTCCATAGGAAGATAAAATGCAAAAAGAATTTGAAGAGAAGAAGTCCATCGACGTTAAGGTGAGTAGGACTGTATGCGACATTTGCGGGGATGCCACTAAGGACGGTGACGCGGTCATCCATATTCAAGCTCGGCGCGAGGAAGCGAGAGACCCTCGCTATGTCGGCCTAACTAGCTACACTCCTGGTAGCCCCGGTTTAGATATATGCTCCGTCGACTGCCTTGCTAGAAATATAAATGGGATCACCCTCGTTTTAAACACGAAGATAATCCCATCCATCCCTACTAAGGATAACTTGACTGTCGGTTTCAACTCCCCCAATTCGATCTTCCTAGGGGGCGCGAGCAGCATGTCTGTTGGTTCTGCGTTAACAGCTACTACAACGAACACCTCTCAGTGGGGGAGCCCACCTATACAGACCGTATACGTTAACAGTTAAGTATTGAGAATAACCGGACCGTTTATAGTTTGCGGTGACGTAACTACTATAGGCGGATTGATTCCGAATCCTGGCTGCAACTCTACCTTCAGCTGAGCCGCTCTACCGTTAGCTACTGCTTCTAGATCCACGAGAGATAAAGGTGAAGCTAGATCAGAGCTCTTGACCAGAACAGATCCCGCTCCGAAAGAGGCTCCGTTGTAGACGAAAAGATATGTTACTATGTAAGTAACAATCTCATGCCCCGCATAGGATTCTGTTCCGCCGAACGCTGCCCCTAACTTGAGAAACGGCTGAGCAGATCCTCCACTGACTACGCAAGAACTCGCCGCGGCTCCTGCCGTGCCAGAAGACAAAATAACCTGATTCAATCCTGAATCATATCTAGCGACGAACTTCGGATCGAATACATCCATCTGTGTTTGAATTGAAGTGCAGATATCATAAACATTTAGTGACGCAGGGATAGTGATAGTCTGCGCTCCTGAGACATCTGTTGTGATTATTAATGTGGAAGGCGCTGCAAACCCCTGCGGGCTCGCCGCCGAAATAGATGTTCCTAACTCCTGCTCAATGCTCGCTACACCTGTGATGCTATCAGTTGCATTAGCCAACACTGTTGGGTTTAAATTCCCGTAAGACTGTGCCATAATTTATCTCCTTAATCGTTGGCGGCCTTGATCAAATCTAAGGGCGTCCAAGCGTCTCTAATTTTATCTAACAGCGTTCGCTGCTCATGAATGAAGGCTAACAAAACAGAACATTCCGGACATCGTAAAACAGCTGGTGCATTTTTACCGGCACACATAGCTATCCTACTAGAACATGCGGGGCATGCAAAAAAGAACATGACTACCTCCCGAGAGAATCTATTCATTTAAAAATCAAGCTTATCTACCATTGTATAATGAGTTACGCCATCGGCTCCCGCCACCATCTTCATTACTTGACCCACTTTTGAAGGATCGAGAGTTCCGATTACTGAACAATGAACCCATCTCACGACACCGTAGCTTCGCGTCGCCTCCTCTATAATTAATTGCCCAAATTGAAAACTTCCCATCTTCGCAGCCGCCAGCAGGATGTTAAAAGTATCATCCACGCTCTGCCCCAGAACTGCTAAATCTAACGCCTCACACCTCGGATGTTGAGACGTAGAAGAACTCCCTGGGATAACTCCATTGAGAGCGTTACACCTATAGCCCGAATGCACAACAACTGGCAGATTAACAATATCTCTAATCTTCTCCCCATGCGCCGCCAAGACAGAAAGTTTAGAGACCTGATCATCTGTTAGCGTTCTGTTTTCTTCTTGCAGAGAAGCATTCGCTGTAGCTGTCAATTCATATAAAGAAAAATGCGCAGACAGTTGCATATCTGCCCGAAAAGCTTCTACCCCTCCCGCTGCAACCTCAGAAGGAACAACCACATTTCTATGACCATTCGTGCTAAACAAGGATTCTACTATCGCGGTGAGCTTTGACAGCCACTGGTTCATATTAATACATTCCCGGAGTTCCCGGATTAGGTGTACGATTACCACACAGTACTACTGCGAGATGCGCCGTATTAACTGTTGAGTTGTTTGTAAAGGTAACTGGCCCCTTGAACGGGTTGCCTCCCAGCGGAGACAAGCTCAGATAGAAAAAGTTGTCTACTTGCACAGAGCTTGCTACTAGATTCTGCGTGAAGTTTATCGTGATAGGCTGATCTGTTTGAACCCACAAAACATAGCCACTACTGATATCTCCCAGATCAAGTGTTCCAATAGAAGGGATAGGAATAGGCGTCGACACGCTGGGGTTAAGTGTGAATGTATCCGCAACGTAGTCATCGAAGACGGTATTAGAGGAATTGAGAGAAGGACTCGCAAGTAATACCATCCCTGCGCCTGCATTCGGGCTCAACCCATTAACGGTTAATTCAAAGGCTTGTGAAATATTGATTGACATGTCATTCTCCTAAATTTTAAATTACTGCCACTCTACTACATTTGTTGTTCCCGAACCAGCAAATTCATACCAGTACAGTGGAGGAACCACGAAGAAAATATGCGGCACACTGGGGTTAGGGGTCGCGGGAGACTCCTGAATAGCCACTATAGTACCTGTAGGCGGATTAGTGAGACTAGAGTAACCTACGATACTAGCGGCCGTAGAGGGTCCTGTTTCCCACGCAGATACGAAGATAGGTCTAGTTGCGGATGTATTTTGGTACGCAACTCCGTTAACTCTTGATACATTAGGCACACCAAAGAATGGCGAAGAGGATGCTTGAGAAACCACGGGTGCGACAACCCACGTTAGATTCCCTGCACCGTTGTCTGTTAATACTGATCCTGGCGCACCTTGGGACGCAGGCCAACTATAGTTGACTCCGTTGACGTTCAGATTCGTTCCCTGAATCGTTACGTCACTAGCCACCGTCAAATTACCTAATCCTACTCCCGAAGGATCAGCTGTGATATCTACATTGTGTGCTATAACGACTGTATCCGTTAATGCATCTCTCTGTAGCGATAGAGTTCCTATCGTTCCGAATACGCGTAAATCAATAGGTGAGCCGAATGCAATGCCTTGGAACGCTCCAGATAAAGCTAGCCAATCAATCTGCCACAACACGAAATTATCTGGATTTGCTAGTACTGTTGCGATGGGGAGTGTATTCGCGTTTACAAATGTACCTGATGTACCATTATATACTCTGTACGCGGTGTTCGCAGGGGAACCGTTCGCTGCTAGAAGTAGTTGTAGTGTCGTTACATTAAAGTAAATAGTATAATTTCCCGCAGATAAAGGGACTCCCGCTGCGCTGATAAAATAAAAGAGATAGTAACTTTGCGTGAAATTAGCCGCCGTAACCGTAGTGCCATTCACCAGTAAGGTTTCAACTCCAGTCAGTGGAAGAATTTGAAAGTTGTCATAACCGTAGCCAGGAGGATTAGGAGAACCACTTCCTGGTTGAATAACTCCGTAGAGTGCTGAGGACGCAAAGCCTACCGCGTTGGGTTGTGGCGCATTAGCTATACCCGATCCCATGAATAGCTGGGGGAGAGACGTAGAAGTACCCGTCAGATCTGCGAGCGAGAGACCATGAACGTTAACTGGCGTTACTACGCCAGTTCCTAATCCGCTAACGTGATATGGAAAATTAACGCTTTGTCCTGCCGCATAGGGATCGCCGAGAGCATTGAGAGTATTGAACGGTTGAGGTACAACCGCTAAAAGATTGTCTGGCTTTAGATTAAATACGGGGCGTCCCACAGTAGTTACTGTCTGAGAAGCGTCCACCTCCCCGAGAAATATGGAAGAAGGGAAAGGAGCGACTTGCGTGGACTCAATATCAATTCGATAACCATCTGTCCCAGAAACGAAGAGACGTGAATTATCAAATTCACTTATCGTGAATACGGTGGGATCAACTGTATTCAAGTAAGTGACATAGATGTAGTTAGCTACCCCCGCCGTGATGGAAATTGAAGAACTTCCTGTGGATATAGGCGTTAAAACTGTCCCACCGACGCCGTTATCTGTTTGAGTCACCGGATTACCTATGTTATAAGGAATGAGAGCCGGACCTGAAATAAAGATTCGTTGTCCATTAGAATCGTAAGCAATACCTGTCCCTACATTAATAGAAGTGGAAGATACTACGGAGATTAGGAAAGGAACTATTTCTGCCAGCTGTTGAGAGTCAGGAACAACGCCTGGATTAAATTCGTCGCCTAAGCGCAGAGTGATTGCGCTCTCTTTCGTCGACTGTGCTCGATCGAGATCACTTGCAAGTACTGGTTGATCTTCCTGCCAAATTTCTTGTTCCATAAATTATTCCGACCAAATTACTAAGCAGTATCCTGAACCACCCGTTCCGCCGCTACCTCCGCCTCTACCTCCGTCGCCTCCTCCTCCGCCTCCTCCACCTGCTCCTGAACCGCTAGCCGCAGAAGCACCATTCCCTCCAATGCCTCCAGTCTGTGCAGTGCCTCCCTGCCCTCCTGCACCATTTTCAGCCGCAGTAATAAGCCCTCCGCCACCGCCACCGCCTGGTTGACCGCTCCCACCAAAGAAGGGCCCTACTGCTCCTCCCGGACCAAATATTCCTCCGTGAGTTACACCGTCTCCCGAGCCTCCCGCAAAATTAGGATTGCCTCCGGAGCTAACTCCTTGACCCGCAGGGGCTCCTGTACTCTCCCCTCCACCGTTTCCACCAGGTACAGTAATAGAGCCGAATGAAGAGGGGTTGCCCGCTGTGTTATTCCCTCCACCTAATCCTATCGTTACAGTAACTGGGCCAGTAACAGCAACCGTGCCTGTATAATATCCTCCCGCTGCGCCCCCTCCGCCGCCCTGCCCGCCGCCAAAAGGATCACCCTGCCCTCCGCCTCCTCCGCCGCCCATTAGCAACACAGTTGCGTGTCCAGTAGTAGTTGGGGGTGTAAAAGTGCCTGAAGAGGTAAATACTTGCGTGGCAGTAGAAGCTCCTCCCGTAACCGCCGCGAGGATCTGCTGAGTCTTTGCCAGGATTTGTTGAACTATACTTAAAATAGCCGCTAACATTGTCTCTCCTTAGAATCCCACTGTCTCTTGAACAGAGTTAAGAGATCCATCTGAATTATAGATAAGTTTTGTCGTAAGAATGTCATTACCCATAGACGCAACAACTTGCGTCAAAATGTTACTACCATTATAAACCAGATCTATCTCTGCAGGGATTACCTGTCCTGCTACGCCTGTAGAGGAAGTACTACCCGTTATTAAAAGTTCCTTGATGTTACCACTGTCAGTAGATCCACCGCTTCCTTCCGTTTCTACCCCACCATTCAATACTCCAAGCTTCAAAGTAGACGCGCCCGCTCCTGTCACCACGACTTCACTGTTGACTCCCGTAGTATTGGAAGTGATTACGTAGTCGGCCGTTCCCGCAGTACCTCCATTAACAGTTGTGGTGTTAGAAAGGGTGACAGCGCCTGCGGGCCCCGTAGCAGCTAATGAACCATTAATGACGCCGCCTGATGTAACTGTGACCGCCGCGTAAGCGTTAACGCTTCCCTGAAATGTCCCAGAGTGACCACTATTGATTGTGGCAGCGCTGCCTACGTACCAAAATATATTAGCAGCGGTCGCTCCGCCTGTGAGTGTCATAACGGGAGTACCACTAGATCCAGTGGTGAGAGCGGAGTCCACCGCGATAGTATATGTACCCGCTCCATTAAATGTGAGAGGAGAAGTACCTGACAAAGTCGCGGTGGAAGAAGTAAAGTATGCACCAGGAGTCATTGTGTACCCGTCGAGGATACCTCCAGTGATAAGTGTACCCGCATTACCTGCTGCCATCCCTGCCGTAAACGCTGCCTGTGCCACCGATAGAGCATTAGTTGCAACAGGATCTACTCCAAAGTGCTCGGCCCCGCTAAATGTACTAGGAGGGAAGTTAGTGATAGAGGTGTTCGTTGCAGGAGTGATATCTAAGTCGCCTATGACTGTGGAGCCTCCTCCGGTAGAACCTGTAATGGCAGCCTGTGCGAGAATACCGTAGCCAACTCCGCTGTTATAGACTACAGTAGCGCCGGTAAGATCTGCTTGGATCGCAGCAGCGACTTCTGCGCCAGTAACCGCAGTAGAAGGTACGTTAATTGTTTGATTGCCGCCATTATCGACGTCGACGCTAAAAGTCAATCCAGAAGGAGCTGCGGTAGTAGCGGGGTTAGCTCCCGACGTAGAAGTACCTGCCGTAGGAGATCCCGAAAATCCGAGTACCGTGGCTGCGGATCCGCTGAGCGCTAATGATACGGCCGCCAGGAGTTTGATCTGGCCTCCCGCTGTAGCCATAGCAGTTATAGGAGGTACAGAAGGACTCCACAGGAGACTATTTTCAATCAGAGCGACTACTTCGGAAAGGGGTACATCTGCCGGCGATGCAGGGAAAGTCAACGAGTAAGATATCCCATTTACCACCGCAACCAACGTTGTTCCTCCTAAACCCATATACAGATACGATGGAAAGGAAACAATCGTAGAACCGACGAGCTTAGCACTGTACAGATCGGTTACTCTATTATCGGTGGCGCAGCCCGTCGCCAGTCCCAAAAGCACCTCGAGACGCATATTATTCTTACCAACTACTCCGAACTCGCGGAGATCTACTATAGGCAAAACGACAGTGGCTCCATTCCAATATATGGATGCTATCGCAAACGCTCCCGGAGGTAATGATGTACTCTGTTGAACGGTGAGTAGGGTAGGATCGATATAAAAATAATAAGTACTCGCAGGCAACGGCGCTAGCGTGTTCGGGTTTAAGAAATTAAATGTTAACAGGCTGGGAATATTAGTGGAGGAGACAATAGTACCACCTACATTGACGAGTTCTCCTGCTGCGAGAGGTGATATTGTTACGACGTTAGCCCCCGGAGGAAGAGCCTGATAGGTAGCTGATGGAGATAGTGATGAGGTCAGCGAGCTAGCATTCCCAGTAGGCGTAACGATGCCATTATCTATTGCTATTTCAGCTAGCTCTGAAACACCTGCCAATCCTATATCTGCAGCACCTACACCGTGAGGATTATTCGGAGTTACTACTCCAGATCCATACGCATTGACGTGAGCCGTCATCGTAACTTCCTGACCCAGAGCATACGTCGTCGTCTTCTGATTCAGATAAAGGTAAGCAGCCACAGTGCTACCTACTGTCACGCTATTCTGTCGGCACACATTCAAAACTTGATACGTCATCGACACCTTAGTGGTACCTATAATAATATTTGCATCTGCGGAGTAGAACTGTACGATACCTGTCGAAAAATCTACGGTGAACTGCCCCGTAGCTGTAGGAGCTGTTAGAGTATACGTGAAAGGATCAATAGCTTCCGCGTAAGTAATGGTAACGGTATCTGCGGACGCCGCTGAGCTAAAAGTGACGACGCCTGTAGAGTAGTTGAGAGAGAATTGAGTACCTACGGGAGTTCCTACCACATATGAGTAAGTGGGGTTGATTACTCCTGTGACGATTGGAATATTCCATGTAGTGTCTAGAGGTATTCGGGATAGGGTGACAGCGTATGGCGCCACAGAGGGAACTAAAAGGGTGTCGGTATTGTCTTCACCAATTATCGGTACGCTACTTGGGAAATTAAACTCCGGTGAAAGATTTGGGAGCACGGGCAAGGATAATAGATATGATCCTGGAATTAATACGGGACCATAAACCATAGGCTGTAAGAAGTTGGTTGTATTGATCAACGTCACGAGCCCGCCCGCCGTAGTAACCTGTGCAACCAACACGTACGTTGTAGGATCAGGGTTAGTACTGATCTGGGTTACCTGAATGATATAACCGTCATCATGCTTAACGAATAAACGCGAATTATTCGCCTCGCTGAGAGTAAACACGCTCGTATCGGTTGTTTCTAGATAACCGACCCAAATCCAGTTAATGGTATTATTAGCCACCGGAATATTCTGAGACCCGGAAGACTGCGGAGTCAATACCATTCCGCCGATACCATTATCCGTTTGAGTCGTCGGAAGAGAGGCGTTATACGCCACTACGGAAGGAATAATGATTCTCTCCGCTTCAGGAGATACCGCAACTCCTGTGTTAACAGTGATAAACAGTCCCGCGCTAGGGCCCTGAGTAACCGCGAGAGAGATTGGTTCTCCGAGTAACTGAGAACCAACGACTACGCCCGGATCTAAGAGATCAAGCTGACGCTCTCTGATCGCGTTTTCCTTGCTGCTTTCAGCAAGCTGCAAATCACTTTGGAGGATGGGTTGATCTTCGAAGAATTGTTCTTTCTGCATGTTATGGTACTTCCGTCAGGATGAATTTTGTATTCGCTGGAAGAATCTGTGTCAATAGGAACGATATGTTAGATAGATCTAAAGTGAACAACGCGGGGTTATTCAATATGATTTCGATACCGAAACCTGCTTCGGTATCACTGAACAATATAGGCGCATTATTAACCGTATCAATATCCTGGATAGGTACACGTATCGTATATGATACAATTATGGGGTCGCCTGCTGCCGATGCATTGAATGTCAAAGTTGCAGGTGTACCAAAGTCGTCCGTGAACTCACCCGGATTAACCACAGGAGGGAATGGCGCTAACCCCGGAGGATTAACGGTCGTTGACGTCGTAGTTATTCCTGTGTACGCTGTCTCTAATGTTAAGTTGAAGTCATCCGTGATAGACTCAATGAAGTAGAGAGTACCGAGTTGACTGCTGAACTGAATAGCTTCTCCTACAGATAGAGTAGCAGTGAAAGACGTAGCGGTACCTACGACTAATAGGGAGCCGTTAGTTATTGATACAGTTCCTGAGATAGATGCACCTGCCACCGTAGGCGTCGGTATGAATTTATAAGAGCTGCGATCATAGTCTATGAAGCCCGCTGATCCGGCGTTAGTCCCTGTATAGTTAGACGCCAGAGTCAGGTGAGTATTATCTGCAATGCTCTGGATGATATAAGGTCCGTAGTAAACACCAGAGGCCAGTACCGCAACCGTATCTCCTATCTCTAGAGAAGTGAACATAGTACCGCTACCCACTACGAGAGGAGACCCGTTGTTAACATTAACTGTTCCTTTAACAAGTATTATCTTAGGGATGTCGCAGGATGCGTTAGCCAGCGTGATCGTATACGGTGGCGATGAGGGAACCGTAAGAGCAATAGGTATATTTTCCACAGTTATCCCCGGTAGATATGTGAAGATATCAGCCACGGGAAGAAATAGTACTGTATGTATATTCCCTGCTTCATTTGCGTTGAATGTCAGAATACTTCCATCTCCCGGCGGAACGATATTACTTGCAAATTTTCCAGAAGGAGGACCGAGAGGGGGACCTGGAGGAGTTTCGTAAACTAGACCGTAAGTTTGTGTAGCGCCGTCGGCAGCTAACAAGCGCAACTGAGTAGCCGCAGTCCCTCCTGTTACAGCAACGGTACTAGTTTGTGTAGGCGATTGATTTCCCGAAACAAGCGTAAACGCGTCCGTTGCGGAATTGTATAGGGCCGCGAAATCAGTGTAAGCTGTCTGGGATCCTGGAGCAGCTGGTTGAGTAGATCCAACAACTGTACTAGCGGTCGCGATAGTTATTGCCCCTGTGAGAGCCGATAACTGTCCATTCATAGCGTCGGCACCATTCAACGTGATGCTCGCGTGTGCGATAACATTTCCCTGGAAAGAAGTTGAAGTTCCAAATGTCGCAGAGCTACCTACAACCCATAACACATTTTTCGCTAAAGCTCCTCCTGTCATCGTAACGGAGGAGGCGGAAGCAGTAGTTAAAGTGCTCCCCGTGTAGATAACCCACGTGGAGGATGCTGTACCATTCAGAACTAAGCTACCTGTCAAACCTCCTGACGCGGAGTAATAGTAATTACCCGGAGGTAGAGGACTGTACGTGCTCAAATCTGCGGTGAGTAACGTACCACCTAGTCCCGCAGATTGCCCTGCTGTGAATGCAGTGTTAGCTGCTGCCATAGCATTCGCTGCTGCTGCATTATCTATATTAAGTGTACCACTATATGTTCCTGGAGGAAATCCTGTTACGGAGGAACCCGGAGTAAGATCAACGTCACCCGTGATGATAGATGACCCGCTGTTCGTAATAGTCGATGAAGCGAGTAGCGCTAACTGAGTAGTTGCAGGCGCTGGACCAAGATTATTGACCGCAGTCTGTATAGCTAACGCGACGCCTGTCTTCGTAGCTAAGTAATCGTTGGCAGCATTAGCTACCAGAGTAATCGTTTGAGGTCCAAGACCATCGATATTGATGATAAGTGTTCTGCCGGGAACATCCATATTTCCGCGCTCGTAATTAGGTACGTACGTAATTGAAACAGAATCTCCTGCATTAGATGGGTTGAAAGTTACGACACCCGAAGGGCCTGTTTCAGTTCCCCCATTCGCTTGCCCAAGCTTTAGGGGTGCAGCTCCTAAGCCTGTGATGATGACACTCGAGTTTAATCCGCCTGCTCCAGAAGTGAGCGTGTAAACAGTTGTGTACACAACAGTGGTTGCATCGTACGCCGCCTGGTTAAATGGAGTATTAGCTGTGAGCGAACGAATGACTGCCTGTATCGCTGCGGCAATATTCGCTCCAGATGACTGAGCGCCGATTGTAACGGTTTGAATTCCATCTCCATTAATATCAATATTGAAGGACAGTCCAGAAGTAGTAGTCGCAGGAGAAGCACCAGATATGGACGCTCCTGGCGCTGCGAAGTTCACGCTGAACTGATTCACAGCGGGAGCTCCTGTGGTGAACGTATATCCAGCGATAGTAGGGATATCCGCGGGCAGCTGTGATAGCGTCAGGGTGAAAGGCGCGACAGATGGAATAGATTCGGGTCCATCTGTAATAGAAGCCACAGGTCCTGAGATGAGTGATCCAGGAATAATCGGATCGTTAGCAACACCATCCGACAATGTTGCCATATGAGTAACAGGATCAACTGTTATATTCTGAATGACTCCAGGATAATTGACTCCGGTAAGTTCGGTATCAAAACTTGCTGTAATAAAATTAAGGATTTTCGATATAGGAAATATTGTGGGATCGACACCCGTGAATGCTGCGCCGACTAACTTAACCGCTTCGTATGTGGCTCCATCTAGAGAAGCTGCCTTCATATCGCTAAGTATTAGTCGATAATCTACGTTCTGCACCCCCTTCGGTTGGGGATACTTATATAGAGCGCCTAGAATAGATCCTAAGCGCTCGTCGCGCTGACGATCCTGTCTCACGTCTCTTATGGCATTCTCTTTTTCGAGATACTCTAAATCGAATTGTGTGGCGTACGCCAAGTACACTTTGGCAATATTACTCAATCCTGCTGGCAGCGGATTTGGAATTATTCCATCGACTAGGGAACCATTAAGTAAGTAAGCGTTATCCGTGGGATATACGTGGAAGTCAGGAAGAGCCAACATCAGACGACTGAACGTCTCATTGATGACGTTAGGAATCGTCAGAACAGTTAAGGTAGAAGACCACGTTCCATAAGAGAATGGACCATACTTAACGGCTACTCTAGCGTAGAAGGTGACAGGAGCACTCGCCACTCGCGGAGGTACTGGTACCGTAAATCCCTTCTCCACATTACCGTCTTGAAAATTAAGAATAGGCGCACTAGTAGCCGGGAAGTATATTATGGTGAAAGTATCTTGAAGGCCTGGAATATTTCCTATGTTGAAAGTGATCACACCCGTAGGAATACTCACAACGAATTGATTAAGTCCTGGTGTGTTAGTCGTTGCGGATACATCAGTGTAAACGACGCCTGAACTATCCGTTACACTCAGCACTCCTCCAGGTAGAAATTGTAAAACATGTTCTCCACCTAACGACTGAATCCCTCCATAAGGCACCCCCAGATTTAATATCGGAGCGGCAGTACCTCCCAACACAACCACCGAACTAGACACACCTATACTCCCAGAATATAGTACGTAAGTAGGCGCACCGCTGAGCAACTCGAAGTTAGCTAGAAAATTATTATAGGAGGACTGCAGAGCGGGGTGAAAGGCCGTCAAAGCTTGTACAGCCGACTGAATACTCGCCGCGATAGCCGTCCCTGAAGCGTTAGCAGGGAGAGTAACTGTCTGCAGTCCGTCTCCATCAATATTGATGATAAGAGTGAGGCCCGATCCTATAGCCGTTGCGGCGTAGGGCCCCGATATATTTTTCCCGTGAGCAGATACATCCGCCTGACCTGAAACCGTTTCGAAGGTTGTCGGCAGATTGAACGTTGGATTAGTATCTAGCTGCAGGATATAGTCGAGGCTAAAGAGCGTAGGATTTATGAGAGGGCTCACAAACGATTGTAAAAATGTCCAGTGAAATACATAGTCTCCATCGGTATCCGTTCGATAGAAATCTAGACTCTGGGGCTGATCAGTACCAGCTCCCGTGTAGTAGTTAGTAGGGCCTCCGCGGCCCGTGTATAATATCGTTCCGTATTCTGACATATTATCCTAGTATTACAACTGCTGAACCATTCCATCCTTTAAACTGACTATCCGTCGTATTAAACCAAATCTGTCCTACGCCTGGCGAACCAGGATCTGTAACAAAGTTAGGCGCGATAAATGACGCAGCGCTGGAGGCCGCTATAATGTACGTAACCATATTGTTGATAGTCTCAGCGAGTACAACCGATCCTACGCCCTGATACGTAACAGCGACCGTTGCACCTACATCTCCGAACTGTACTGATCCATTAAAATAATCTACGTAAAACTGTCCAGCTGCCGGAGGAGATATCAACACCTCTTTCAGTACACCTGTATGAGGACCTGATGTTTCAATGCAGCTCACTCCCGTGGGAACAGCTGTATTCGTCTGGAGGGGATTTTCCTGCAAGAATACAATCCCTGTAGAAGGTACTAAATATAGCTGTCCAGCGTATGGGGTCGGAGTTGATGAATGTTGATCAAATAGAGTTACTAAGCTAGTTGATTCGATTGATGGTGTTACGGGCCATGGAGAAGGATTAGACATTTTATATCCTCGTTAGGTAATTGATATCGAGTTAGGAGCCGGGTTAGGTCTCAAATATTGATTTTCGGCCGTCACAAGATTAACCACAGGTGTGAGCGCGGGAACCGTTGGAGTAGAGATAGATATGAAAATAGGTATTGAGACAGCATTGACCCCAGGAGTTTCTTGAATAGTGGCTATAATATCTGACTCGCTGATGGAAGATCCGAGCGTAGATGAATTCAAAAGGTTATCTACATTGGTGACTGCCGCCGCGACTACATTCGCTTTCGTATAGCCTGGAAAGACAGTAATGAAGGCGCTTACATCTACAAGAACCTGAATGGCTTCTCTTATTAGAATATCTGTCCCCACAATGTGATTAGTATCGCTGTTGATCGAAGTCTGCAGATCAACAATGAGATTATTAACGGAATAATCTATAGTAATACCCGTATTCGCATCGGGGAAAGGCGACCCGAGAAAAGTCACGGAGGTCTGTGCATTGACAGATCCACCCGCAGATGTTGTGTTATCCTGATTGACTACGAAATTAGTTCCCTCTACAAAGTTAAAACTCAATCCACCGACGGTACCTGCTATGATTTGATTAACCGATCCCGCCTCCACAGGTTGCTGCTGTAAGACGTACGTAGCTATTCCCGCGGTAAACGTTTGCGTTTCTACGACAGGTGTTGGAAGATCTCCGATGATATATACATCTGCCGCATTGCCATAAGAGCTACGAACCAGCAAAGGATCAGTAGGACCCACTAGTAGGGAGGCTATCACGTAGGGGCTTGCATTTACAAAGCTGAGTATTCCGCTTGGAGTACCCATAGCGGTACCCGCTAACTTCAGTTGAATTCGTGTGAGAAGTGCCGCGTCTGACTCTGCTGCCGATCCTCCAAAAGTTGCGTTGGAGTTACTAACCGTTATATTATTCGGTAAAGAGGTTACGAGAACGTTGATCGTACCCGCTGCTACATTACCTTGAGTACCGGCAGTCGTTGCCTGAATAGGTACAGTTATCTCATAGTCTCCGTTCTGCGGATTGTAGAAAGTACTTGCGTTGGCGGCCACGAATGTTACGGTTGAAGTCGTTGTAAATGTGACAACGGTATTATTAGTCAGACTAGACTGTGTCGATATTTCCGTGCCCGCAGAAATAGTAATATTGCTCGACGAGGGCGAAAAATTAGCGAGAGAGAATGTAACGGAGCCCAATGCGGCTGTTCCAGGTTTACGCGTAAGACCAAAGCTGGAAGCGAGATTATCGAGCTCATTGTTAATGAATGCAGTAGGATCCGTCATCGTCTGCATAGCTTCCACTCTACCCAATTCAGTCCATACGCGGCCAAACTCTTGAGCTGGCGACTCTATGACGACATCTCTGGCGACAGTTCCCTCCAAGAGCGACAATCCAGGGATGACATTCTGAATATACGCGACCATATTGTTAATTACTTGGGTGACCGTAAGTATCATAATTATCCCTCGACCGTTATAGTACTACCTACGGCTGTTCCTGCCAGTGTAATCACTTGAAAAGTAACAGTGATCCCGTTGACGCCCGGAATTAGGTTGACCGCTAGCGACTGTAAAATATCAATCTGCTCCTTAGGATCTGGATTCCCTTGATTAATAAACTGATATATACGAAGAGTGTCGATTAAGTCCGTCTTTATGTTGGCGCGAAGTTCATCAATATTAATAGGTGAGCCGACAAAACTATTAATGATAGATCCATACATAGGCAAAAAAGTATTGTCGCCTCTGGTGGTCACGATAATTTTACATATGGATTGAGCTAGATTATTTTCACCATTGACGAGGGCGAAATCTCCAGTATTATCTACAATAAAATCGTTAGTACCTTGCCCCCAAAAGGAGCCAGTAACGGGATTTAAGACAGTATTATTATAGGGATTATTTTGATTGGGTAGCGTCTGTAAAAGGAAATCCATTTTACCTCTTAATGTATACCGAACTGATTCGCTATCGCGTTTATGATAGCCTGCCAAGCAAGTATCGATTGCTGTAACGCCGCAATCTTTTGATTGATTTGGAGTAAACTTTTTTGGTTCCTGAGAAGCTGGTATTGCAATAAATTGATATCAGCGAGCGTACCTTTATACACCTTTGCGAAAGGGGAAAGGGAAGACTGAACGAGAACAGTTATATCCTGCTCAATAGCCTGCACGATGGGGCACTGTTGGAAAAGGGGATTGTTAAAAGGAAAAATTGATAACTTGGCAGCCGCAGCTGCGATTAATGATTTGACCGTGTTGATAAAAGTGCTTATGACCGTATTGATAGATTCTAGCTCCGCGACAACTACCTCGAGGATGGCAACTTGCGCAGCTGCAGCTGCTATAAGCCCCTCCAACGCCACCTTAAACTCTTCTAATATGCCCGCGGTAAATAGTAAAAGTAAAAATTCTTCGAGACAGAGCAAGCTAGATATGGCCAACCAGCCGGTAAGACTAGCATTCGCAGTGTTCTCTAATTGCTTTTTAAGCGCCGCCTGTAGAATTGGTAAACCCATATTATGCCCAACCTGTCTGACTCAAAGCTAAAAACATTGGTCCGAGAGCTGTTTTAACAGGAATTTGATATTGAATTCCTGCGAGAACCGCTTGAGGGCTTGTTGTAGGAACTATAGGCCCAATATACTCAAAGGCGGCCTCAAGATCTATTATAGTTAGCGCATTACTCGTGCCTGTCGCCGCAGCAACTATAGAACCGAATACTGCGAGAGAACCTGCAATAGCAACACTTCCTGTAACATTCAATTCTGGTGTGATAGTAGTTACCCCAGTAATAGCAGTGGCACCTGTTATAACTGTTGCACCTGTTATCGTAGTAGCTCCATCGATAGAAGTAATACCAGTCAAATCGATAGTAGGACCAAAGACGGTTAATCCCTTCGGATTAACGATTAACTCAGATACTAAAGGTACAGACGTCAAGGATATCTGCGGTACTAATGTGACGAATGGTAATGAGGGTACAAGATTGTATTCAATCCCCGACAATCCTAAAGAGTCTCCTATCGTGAAAGAGCCATCGAAGTGACATTCTAAGGTAGTGTATCCAATTCCTGTTATAGGATTACGCATTCCAAGACTTAGAGAAGTCACGCCAAGAACATCGTCAATAGCATAAAAATGAGTGGCGATCAAGTTGCCGTGGCCGTAAATGTCTACGTTAGTTCCTTCTATGTCAATAGAACTAGAGGAATCGCTCGCGACGATGCGTTGCATGAATGAACCAGATAGAAGCGCTGCGTCTCCGGTATTTCGAAGCCAGAGCTGTCCTCCCTCATTCGTACCCGCAGCATTATCTATGCCCGCAGCGGCTAGCGCCACTTCGCCGTAATCAAAGGGGAGAGCGTTAGGCTGCTCCAGTGCGAGAGTGGCCGTATCGAACACAATAGGACTATGCAGCGGTACCGGATCACTCAGTATAAAACCAAATTTTGCAGTAGCCGCAGAATCTCTATAAAAAGCGATGCGAGTGCCTCGCGTTCCTGTCGCAGGATTAGCTGGAGCAGGATAAATCTGCATCCCGTTAATAACGGGCATCTGCACACCCTGTATCTCAATACCTTGCGTCAGCTCTCGGACAACAGCTCTTAGTATCCCGAGTCCAGTTTCGACTTGGGGTAGATAAGAAACTATTTCACCTTCGTACCATGTTATCATATTACTTTGGAGGAGGAATTGGTATAGATACGTAAACAGGCGGCGTCTGCGCTGGAGGCAAAGCGATAGGGACAGGTATTGTTACGGGAGTATACTGCACAGGTGAAGGAACCGTAGATGGCGTCGTCGCCGGCGTATTTACAGAGCCCGGTTGCTGCGAAGATGCTGCAGTTAACGCAGCCAGACGCGCGCTGGTAGGTAGAGGCTGGAAGACCTGTGCGGGTCCCGCCTTACTGACTTGCGTCGTAGACAGATTCTTTACAATAGTATTGTTGCCCGTAAATTTACCGATGAATTGCTCCATCTCCGGTAAGTATCTAAAAGTAGGACTCGATAGAGGCTGTGTTGGTGAAGAGCTCCCGCTATCTGTCACGTAGACGCCGTACACAGCATCTCTAACCGCTTTCAGCGTGAACGTACAAGTGTAAGTACCACCCACTTCTAAGTTTTTAGTCACGTTAGAGATATATCCGAATTTCTGATTCTGTATATCAAAATAGGTGCGACCTGCCTGTATGACAGGATCCGCGATAGCAGTAATAGTAGCCGTAAAATTATTCATATTGGCATACTCTAAGAAAAATCTGCAGTAGTGAAAAATTCCATTGAAGATGGTAGAGCCAGCGGAGGACAATTGTATCTTATCGTGAGGTATAGCTCTCACGTTAGGATTTTCAATAGACTTACCGAGAGTCAACCCATACTGAGCTATCATCTTGCCGTTGCTATAAAAATAATATAACTGTGGAATAACCGGGACACCTATCAGATCTGCGCCGTACGCGATCGCTTGTTTAGAGACTAGATTCTTTGCTGACTGACTGTATTCGGAAGAAATGACATATATGTCCGTCGACGTAATCATGTGCGCATAGTTAGATGCTTCCGTAGCAGTTGAACTTGTTTCCGTAGCCCCGTTCGCCGCGTTAGTAACAAGTGTCTGCTGAGCAGGAACTTGTACATTTCCATCTTGGGAGCTTAGTCGATATAATGGTATCTTATTGTTATATTGAGGAGTTCTGAAAATGAATCGTCCACCCGGAGTTTCAAAGAGTTCTAAGTAGCACGAGCTGACTACATCCCCCATTATTTCGTAGGGCGTCTTTAGATCCGCAACGAATTGATCAAAGCTGGAAGACAAGAAGACGAAATAAGTTTTCCAATCTAGCGCCTGCTGAAGACCCGTCTGTAGAGACGTCACAGAGGAATTTAGATAGGAACCAGCTGTATCTAGAAACGGATTAATTTCGAGAATACTTCCACCCGATCCATCACACTCCTTAGGTATAGCCGCAGTCCCCGCTATTAGCTGACCAGAAGAACTGATAAACGGTTGAAACGCACCGAGATCGTTGAATCCTGATCCGCCCTTGACGCCGAACGGAGTACCAGTATTCTCCGGACTCTCTAGGAAGAAAGGCAGGATACCCGTATTTACTCCAGTACCTCCATAGAGTTCATCTAGCTGCGCAATCTGTGACTCCGTAGCTACTCTGACGTTGAATCGTCTCTGTCTCATTACATTAGCGTACAAAAATGATGCCATGTTGAAAAGATTTATGGCTCCCGCGGCGGCTGTCGAGCCATCACTACTTACGTTGTCTACTCCAAATTGGTTGAAAGCCCTCATGCTCAATATATCTAAGAAAGAGGACAAATTACCTGCGGAGTCACGCACGGTGCGACCACCGATGCTCGTTTGCTGTAAGTTACGCTGAGCAGCTGCCACCGCGATCGACTGTTGCGCCGCTATGAGACTCGGAGCGGATGCTTGAAGTGTCTGCGCTACAGTGGCATTAATTTGGGCAATCTGATCTGTCGATAACGCTTTTTGAACAGCTTGATATGGGAGACCAATACGTAAAAGATAAAGACTATCCAAAAGTATAGTCAGGATTTGTAGCGGATCTTTGCCCACATAAAGATTCTGGTAGAGATTGAATATATCCGAATCAAACGTTTCCGCCGCATCGAAGACGGACTGCTGATAGATGGTTGCGTTGTAGATACGCTTTGTCGCTCCCATTAGTCCCATAGAACTCATGAGATTCAAATTCAGCATGTTAACCGAACCCGGAACTGAAGAATAAGTCGTCTCCGCCACGAAGCCATTAAATTCGGAGGCGTACGTAGGAACGACTCTGCTGTCTGCAGTGGGAGTATTAGTCGCGCCGGGACCATAATTGTTTAGGTAGAAAACGAAAGGGGTGACTAGTGGTAGAGATTCTTTATCAAAAAAATATGGATCATTTGTATTCAACGTGAGAGTTTCTTCTACGGCGTCTGGAGAAACCTCATGCTTATAAACAAAGATACTGAAGAAGTCATACTTTTGAACCAGGTCACCTACGGCTATACCGTCCACTTTAGCATCGGTCAACAGCTCTGACAGATTGGCAAGTTGTGTCGCGGTATCCCCCGGTTTCGCGGTGAGTTGATTCGCGATGGCCTGTTGCGACTGAGTTAAACCGGGAAGAGCGTTACCATTAGTAACCAGATTAGATAAGGCTGTAGAAGTCGCTAACGCAGCGGTGGCTACTTGACCCGAGATAGTATTTTGAGCAGGATTAGGCAGCAGCCGAATGAGATCTGTGCTGACCTTTCCCGTACTAAAATACTCAGCAATCAATTCTTTCTTCCGCGGATTTGCTATACCCCTTAAGCGGATGGCTATCTCCACCCTATCTACGTCGGTGAGAAACGCATCAGGATAAGGACTAGTAACTCCTGACTGAAGTTGTTCAGTACCATCTCCTGCTCCGCCGTCATCTTCTAGAGTTTGTGCCATCGCTATCCGCGTCATTAGTTCGTCCGCTTGCAGTGTCGATATCGGTTCGAGAGATATGGGATCCAGAGAAGGTATAACCGAAGGCGATGCAGCACTAGGCAATCCGTTGACATAACCCGCATAGTCGCCCTTAGCATTTGGGAAAAACATCGGACGACGAACAGATGTAGGACTTGCAATAGGACCAAGATCCTGCAGAGGAATGATAGCATTCTGCAGCGCTACAGTGCTACTCATTGTCCCCACGGTTGAGATGTCTCCGAGCTGCTGCTGAACGGAATAGTTACTGATGAACCTCGATAAATCAAATCGAGATAGATCCTTAGTATTCAAATCGTAGACGAAGCGATTAACTTTAAATTGTTGTAAAGCAGTCGCTGTGTAAGAAGCAGCTACCGCCGATGAAACTATTCCTGACGTCGCAGCATCTGCCGAGGTCGCCGCATTGATAATGACAGCGTACGCAGACGCTGCCCACGTCTCCAAGTTTGCGACCTCCTGCAGGAGTTCTGCTTGTCTCTGAGAGTCGATTGGAGGAGCCCCATCTGATCGATCGACCAAGTAGGCGGCTACGTCGTTGGCATCTTCAACGAGTCCATCATACAAAGATATATGAAGACTACTAGTCGCAGTAGGCAGAACTATTCCATTATTCGGAACGAGAATAGAGTTGACGAAGGTGGAAATAACTTTCGCTACAGCAAAGGAATTATCGCTAATATCCGCAGAGCTGTTACCTATAAAAGTGTTGAGTAGCGCTTGGTTAAATGCATAGACCTGCGCAGCCATCGCGTGTAACTTCGTGCTTATCACAGATGTCGTACTCTTAGGAATGGGAGGAGGAGCAGGAGCTACTACCTTACCTCCGAAAGAAACCTCCGGAGTAAACTTGTACAAGTAGCAACGTGTCTTTAAGTAATCAATCAGAAGAGGACTAGAGATGTCCTGATCCGACGATTGATTACTTGGAGAACTAGTTGGCGTTGGTATAGACCCGCTAGTTGGAGGCACTGGGTAGCCTCCTGCACCGGATGATATCATTAGATTACTTTTCCTATCACGCCATTAAGCGCGCCGGTCGCTCTAGCAATAGGCGCGTTGATATTTTGTTCCAATAGATTGGTGATCTGTCCTAGAGGCCCTGTACCTGGCTGTAGAGCAAAGTCCATTATATTAAATTGCTCCCCTTGTATCAATTGGAATTGGATCGTATAAGGCCACCGCTGATGCCTATCAATCGAGTGTCCCACTTCTATAGAATCTATAAAACCGCGGTAAAGTTTAGTTTTGTAGAAGAGAGTGCTGATCGTCGACGTTCTAGTGATTTCGTAGTTCTGTTTAAGAAATAGTAATTCAGAGTAAGCGGACTGACCGGTAGATAGACCACTTATGGTCAATATCTCTGGATTATTATACCATATCTGGAATCGTACACCAGACTGGGTACTAACTGCCCCCTTGACGATGGGCTTCTTGACGCTCAAATTAGTAGGGTTGACCAAGAAGCTCACTCCATTTAATTTCAGCGGAAATTTCGTATTAGCCATAATTACCTCAGCTTATCCATTGCATACTTGGTGCCATAGTATCCTGCGGCTCCTGCCGCAGCCACACCTGCCGTAGCGACTAGCGCAGGAGCGCTGAGCAGCCCCATAGCAGCTATCTCTCCTACTTCCATTGTACCGAGACCAGCAGTTATACCCGTTCCAGTAGTAGCCGCTGCAACCTTAGCAGCACCGCCGAAAGCACCTACTACTCCCGATCCGACCTTGAGTCCGATAAGCGCAGGCATCAAGTTACCTAATCCCCAATTCGTGATTGTAGCACTTAGTGTCGATACAGTTGCTTGTAAATTTTCCGTAGCATTCGCGATCCTCTTAAGAGGATCGATTGTTGCTTTGAGATCTTCAATACCTTTTGCAGCGGCTACAGCCGGATTCGATAACAAATTAATGTCATGTTCCGTGAGAGCGCCCGACTTTAATTGTGTCATGAGATTAGAAACGTCACGGAAGCTTGACACATTAATACCAACCATCTGTGCTATCTTTTCTGTGGCTACCAGCTGCTCACTATAGCTGCCGCCCATTTGGCTAGAAATTTTACTGAATGTCGCTAAGACTGTAGGTATTATATTACCATTACCTAGATCCGCTGCCGTCTGTGCCTGTAAAGGTTTTCCGGTTGTAAATTGTACTAGACCCATCATCTTTTCGATGGGCAGCGAAGAAATTCCTTGTGAAAATTTTTGAGCCAGACTTGCCGCTTCAGATGCGGACATTCCTGTCTTGCCAACTGTCTTACCAAATGAGTCTAAAATCGATTCCGCTTGATGAACAGATCCACCAACCTGGCGAAGAGACGCGTACATCTCGAGCAAGTTGTCAGATGTGTCTAGTGTGGATAGCCCCAAATTTTTTGATACCGCATTCGCAGACATGTACACGTCGGCGAGATTATCTGCGGAAAGATTAAGATCTTTATTGCCCTTGATAAGATTTTCCGTGATCTTATCCATATCCGCACCAAAGAAAGCCATGGTACCGATCATCTTATTCATGGACGCAGAAGTTTCTCCCGCGGCGCGCGGCGCATTCATTAAGACCTTATTGAGAGCTTCCATCCTCTCAACGGGCCCCATTGCTTCACCTGTACCACCAAATAGCTGGTTAGATAAAGCCTGCGCTCCTCCCCGGATATTTCCACCCTGCATCAGAGTAGTCGCCTTGCCGATGGCGCCTATCATCGCATTCTGTAACTGAAAATTGAACACAGCATCTGCGGCACCCAACGCGCTACCGGCGGTGGAGGTTACCCTCCCTACTTTTTCTCCGAATGCTGCAGCATGTCCCTGTCGTTGTTCCAACATCGTATCCGCAGCGGCGAGAGCCTGGAGCCTAGCGATATCAGCTGTCTGCATCCCAAGAGCTGCGCCCGTTTTCTCAATAGCCTTACGAATACGCTCCTGCTCCTGTAACTCTTTTGTAACTCCCTTAGTCACGCCGAAATATTTTTCAACAGAAGCAATCCTTTTCGATTCATCTTCTATCGCTTCGTACTCCGCACGAGCGTACGCTCTCTGCTCACCGGAGAGACCAACCATCTTCTGAGAGATCTCATCCAATATCGCCTGTCGCTTAGACAGCAAATTAAGAAAAGCATTCTCCTCTCTAGTAGAATCTTTCTGCTTTCCAATAAGCGAGCTGTAAAGAGCGTCTATATCCCGAAGAGCTGCCTTCGCCGCTTCTGACTTCTCTGCAGAAGAGGGGCCTACATTGTCAGGAGTTTCTCCGGGTAGAGGAATGTCATCAGCCATTTTATTCTCTCGTGATTATGTCTACATCGCCATCATCAGGAACATCCAAAGCCATTTTTTCTTCGGGAGTGAGTTCTCGACCCAACTTTTGCATAATATCTCCGATAAAGTCAGTAGATACAGCGTCCGGCTTCTTAGTAAAGTAAGCGCCAGGCTGTATATGCATACAGATATTCTTAATCTGTTCTGCGTGTTCTACTTTATCTCTATGAATATTAAGCGAGAACCATAGCCGTTGAGCTATAGTCAGGTCCGTAAACTTCTTATCGTTCGGGGTACAGTTTAAGAGCTTACATATTTCGTAGTCGCTACGAAATGGTATCTCCTCAAGGCTTAGGTTTTTTTTAAACCCGACAAAGTCTTCTCCTGCTCATCCATCATATCCTGATAGACTTCGTAGAAGAACTGTAAGACTCTGCTTTGTAAGCCACCGTAAAACGCGCGCAAACGATTTACATCTGCCTCGGAGTACTTCTCATCGTTAATTGCAAGCGTCGCATTTGCCAGGGTCTCAATCTGTAGATGAGTGTACCGCACAAGAGGGTCCGTCGCTTCGGCGGGAATGTTTGATAGGATTTTTTGTTGGCGGGATAACGACAAAGTTTGGACAGTCAGAGTCGCACCATCGAATACTTCTTTGGTTTTCTGATTGTAGCCAAGCTGTGAAATTTCATTTAGTGTCATTGGTTTCTTTACGTCGGGCATTGCTGCGGTTGCGGGTGTCATCTTATCTCTCCTTCACGACCGAACGAATTAGACGGTTACAACTTCTCTTTCTGAGTACGTGATGTTAACAGTCTGAATGATCTTTAGGGAATCGCGGACTGCATACGCCTTCGGGTTAGTTGTGAACCAGCAGTCGCGATACACCGTGATGATGTCTGGAAGATTGGCAGCAGCCGGAGCTACTTCCACCTTGATTAAAGCGAAAGGATAATACTGGAATACGATATCCCCGTTCGTGACATCAAAGGTATCCAGAACGTCGCCGGAATACAATACGACTCGATCAAGCGTAATCGTACGAGCCTCAACCTGATTGGGTGTTACTTCCTGTACGACTCCCGGAGCATCAGAGTTCATCTCGAAACGAATCACTGCTGGACGTGAGTTAGTTTCCTGAAAACTCTCCACAGCACCAATAGGTGCACTCTGCACTGCTGTCAAAATAGAAGCAGGGTTAGCCAGTGCTGCTGAGTTAAGAGTATCCATCGGAATAAGTCTGATAGTAACCGATGTAGATAATCGAGCTACTGTAACTGGTAATTGCGGTGTTGCCATTTATTTCTCCTACCTCTTATGAAGTAAAAAGTTGTCTGTCTGCGTAATAGATGTTAGCGTCTTCATACACGCCTAGACTGTTGACTACGCTAGTGTCTCTCGAAATGTTACCAATCAAACAATTTCTATAAAAGGTAACGATGTCTCCACCTGAGGGCGAAATCTCCCTCTTGATAAAGATATACGGATTACTAATAGCTTGTGCTAACAATCCGCCGTCTACTGTTCCATCTGCGGGAATTCCTTGACTAGAATTAATCCCTAGCGAGTTAAAACCCAAAATGCTGATCAAGTCGGCATAATACGTTACAGCTCTCCTGAGCTTGAAAGAATGTCGCACAGGTGATGCCATTATCTCCAGCGGAGATCCGATACCATCTGAATCCACCTCGTATCGCGATTCCAACTCTCTAGACTGTTCCTCCACAAACGAAACGATCCCGTCTAGCTGCTGCATCTGATTCACGACAGCTGTTGTCGTGGATCTCGGTGCAAAGATGCTCGCAAAAGAAGTAGCTAGGCTTATCGAGCTCTCTGGTAAGAAAAAGATAGAGACCGATGTAGCTAGACGGAGATCCGTTTGAGGTAATCGTGGTACAGCCATTGTCTATTACTGTTGTAGAGAGAACTGCACGGAGATGTATCTTAGACCGTATACAGGAGCGATTTCGAATGAAACATCGATCTGTCTAGGATCTAGAGGACTGACTTGTGCGGTGACATTCTGGTAGTTCGTGATGATGTTCAATGCGATCAAGTTGTTAAGAAGAACCTGGATAGTCGCAGTGATGATGCTTGTCGTATTCGAAAGAATCTTAACTCCGATGAAGATCGAGTTAAGGAGAGTCTTTACTGTTGTTGCGGTGAAGTCGACAATCTCCGTAACTGAGAACTCTTCGTTGTCAACAGTGGAACGATCCGTCGTGGTATCTTCTGTGATTACGATATTACCATTCTGAAGTTCCACAACAGTCACTCCTCCATCACGAAGCTGTAGCTTGGTCGTGCGCATAAGGTTGACTGCTGCAGTCGTGAACGGGAATAAGAACTGTCTAAGTAACGGTGTAGCAACGTCATTGTTTCCATCGATACGTAATCCTGCGATCGCTGCTGCGAGGAATGATCCGTCTAGCTGTGCCGGAATGGTAGAGCTACCCGCAAGGAACAGGTTGACTGCGGGAGGCCATGGCATTAAGAAACGACGCCCACTACCTGATGCTGCTACCCCTTCAGCTATAGAGATCGCGGTATCGACGCCAGAGTTAGTCAAAGACACTTGCGCAGGATCGAAACCTATCATGGCTGTGCGGAAGTTACCTTCGAGCGGCTGACTCGCGTTAACAACATGGGACACGATTGACGGCGTGAGTAACGGATCTGGAGTTAAGCACACGACGATGTTAACACCCGAAACGTTCGCGAGCTTGTTGAGAGCATTCTGGAACTGAGCGAGAGGAGCTCCATCAGCTGGATTACACTGTACTGCCATGATGCCACCAGTGTTTCCACTGTTTGTGAAGACGATCTGCGCTCCAAGAGGAAGCGTATTTGTTACACTCCAAGGCGCCCACGGCGGTAAGGAAGATGATCCAGGTAGCGGACTCGTAAAGTCGTTGGACGTTGCAACGGGGCCATACGCTGCGATGAGACTTATCAAATCCGTATACAGAGTAGGACCATAGTCATCAAACGTCGCGGTAGTCATCTTCGGTGTTCCGTACGTAAACGTGTATGTAACACCTGCAGCAGGCTCTTGAGGACCTTCGATAAGGGTACCTGGAGTAAATCCAAGAGTAGTATTAGCCGTACCATTACCGATTTGTATTTCTGCATTGACGGTGGACACTGTAGATACTACGACGTAGTTCGCCGTCGACGGGAAAGGAGGTGCGAATATGGAAGCTACTAATGTAGGAGCTACTGCGTACGTAATCTGGACGAACTGATTAGCAGCTGTCGCATTGAAGACTACCAACAGAGGATTGACTCCGCTGATCGTATACTGCCCGGATGCAGGCGTTGGTGAGACAGTGTAAGTAAATCCAGGAATTAATAACGTGTCACCAGTTACAGGAAGTGACGGAAGTGTAACTGTATGTGCTAAAGTAGATACCGTCGAATTAAACGTTATCACTGGTGAGAAGCCTGCATTCATCTGCTCGACAATTCCATCTCCTAAGCTGATAGGAACAGGAATAGGTGTAGCAGAATTACCGTTGACCGTTATTGCTCCTCCGGTCGTCAGAGCTGCACCGAGCGCCGCAAAAGATCCATTGTACAAGCCGCCTGCGGGGAAGGAGATAGCAGCTTGCGCGAGAACGTTTCCGTTGAATATTGTACCTGCATTCTGCAATGTGGCAGAAGAACCTACGACCCAGTAGACGTTTGAAGCCAACGCTCCACCTGTAAGGGTTACCGTTGCAGCTCCGCTGGCTCCTACGCCCAACGTACTAGCGGTGTAAATTACGAAGTTGCCTGGACCATTAAGCGTTAGAACTCCGTTTAATGTCGCTGCTCCAGATGCGAACGTAAAGTATTGAGTCACACCTACCGCAGGGGAGTTGAGAGTCTGTCCATCTAATACTGAAGGGATGTTGCTTCCCGGCTCACTCGCAAGAGCTGCCGACTGCTTTGCAGTGAATGAAGCGTTGGCTGCTGCTAGAGCCGCCGCAGCAGTCGCGTCACCGTTGTGAACAGTACCCGTTACAGTCCAACCTCCAGGTGTAATAGAACCCGCTGGTGAAAGATCCACGTCTCCGTTGATTACAGATGCTCCAGTGTTAGAGATAGAGGTATCAGAAAGTAGAGCGTACCCAGTTGTCACTGGATTAGTTGCTCCCGCAAATTCTGTTGTGAGAGTCAAGCTCGTGTTACTGTTAACAGCTGCGACCTGATACGACGGAGCTACTCCGTTGAATTGAACGAGATCTCCTGGCGCCAACTGCGCTAGGAATAAAGTGCCCACTCCATTCACCGCAGTTGAATTATGAACGAGATCGACTCCACCTGTCAGAGTCGTGAAATCCGTAGGACTCAAGCTAGTACCTACGAAAGTGATTGACTGCACGACAGGACTTCCATTGGCGGAGACTTCAAATGTCTGACCATTAAGATTGACTCCAGAAGGGAATGCAGCTGCACCTATGTCAATTGCGCCAGTGACTGCTGCGACTCCTGCAGGTCCCCAGCTGATGCTTCCTCCAGGAACTTCAATACCATCATTAGCAGTTCCCAACTTCAGAAGAGCTGCGGCAGTTCCCCCATTCACGTTCACAGAACCGAGCGGCGTTGTTCCGGAAGTCAATACATACTGATTAGTTGAAGCTTGCGCGACAGCAGTGAACTGAAGATATGCCTGAGCGTTGTTCGTGTTGAAAGGAACAAGCGCACGAACCTTCAGTTGAATATCTGCGGCCACTGCAACCGGATTTGCGTCAGTGGTGAACAGAGTAATTGTCTGGTTACCATCGCCGTTAAGATTAACAATGAGAGTATTGAATCCAACGGAAGGTAGAGCGGCGTTCCAATCGATGGTGGATACGCCTGCAGCGGAAGTGCTCGTTGGCAGAGACAGCCAGTAGTCAAGAACTCCTGGGCCCGATCCTAGAGAATAAACTTTATTATTCTCATCCGTGATCGTGCTGGGGAGAGACAACGCTACCGGGTTAAGCAGATCGAATGTGTCTGGAATTGATCCGCGAGTGATGGTAACAGTAACATTTTTGTAATTTAATCCTGTACCAATAAGACCAACAACACGTAAACCCCCAGGAATAGAGGGTTGAGCGGTCGCAGGAACTTCAGCAACGACTACTCCTGATAGTGCATTTTCTGCGGCTAAAGAAGGCTGTGTATCTGCCATGTTATTGTCTCCTAAATTTTTTAAAGCCCTTGCTTTAAATCGAAGCGCTGAATAATTCCATTCGGCGGTGGTGTATAGATAACGCTACCAATACCTGTTAACGATGTATTCGGCGGCGTGATATTCTCATCAAGCCATTCTGCGTACATACGCATCACTACGCTCGAAGTGTAGTACCAACGATCATTTTCAAATTTACGGCTATCTGGAGGTATCGACGTCTTGAGGATACCTATACCATTTTGTGCGAGATCAGTTGTGAGAATTTTAAATTTCTCATACAAACGATCCACCAATTGATCTCGCGTGATAGTGTCTAAACCCAACGCTTCTATGGTTACGATAATCTCCATTGGAGCACCGCGGCGCTCACTTTGGTTTCCGTTGACATCTGTGAACTCTTCGAAAAAATCTTCCTGCAAGAAACGAGTCTCGTCGCCCTGCGCGGTCATTACTGTGATCGTCGGTAAGTAGTAATAATCTTGAGGCGTCGCATCATTGATCGTAATTCTTGTACAATCGAAATTGACCGTAGGACTACCAAAACTTACGGAAGTACTAGAGTTAGTCACGCCCGTATAATTGGTTGTCAACTCTAAATGAGTAGAGTCGGTTACCGATAAAATATAGTAAGCGCTAGCATCACTTCCGAATTGTACTCTATTTCCCGCTTGTAAACCGGTAGTGAAATTAGTAGCAGTACCTACAACAAAAGGTGATTCGTTAACAACTGCTACGAGCCCAGCTAAAGGGGTAAACGATAACGTCTCTACGTATGGATATGTCGTATCGTACAGAAATTGTCTACGCAAGTTCAGGACGATCGCATCCCGAACACGTCTGATGATGATCGGCCCCAGCCATGAGTAGTTTGTCATTAAACTTGTACTTCAGATATAGGTAGCGGCGGCGACATAGGCATCGGAGTTATCGGACACGTCAAACCTGTCTGATTGTCGGCCAACCCCGTAATTGGAATATTATAAATGATATTGCTGCGCTCAATTTCTGTCGTGTTAAATCCGAAATGAAGAATGTGATGTCTCCACTTTGAAATTTCTACTTCAGTAACCCACAATCTCTGATTATTTCTACGTACGATAAAATCTTTGTTGTTCAGTTGAGGCTCCCAGAGAGCCCAGTTACCAACCGCGTTAAAAGTCCTCCGCAAGCCCTGATCATACGACGTGATCACCTGAGGAATCCCTCCTGTCTTCAAACTCACGAAAATATCGAACGGTCCATAATAACCGCCGACGAAAGGGGTACCGAATCCAATATTATCATCCGGACTCGACTGCACAGTCTTTCGTATAGGATCATAATAAGGAGATAGTGTTCCAGAGTACAATCTCTTATAAAGAAGAACCCTCTCTCCGCCCATCGCTAACATCCAGCGGAGTTTTTCGCGCATGTCGAGGAATCTTTCGACAAGCGGATCATGTCTATCGTTGACTGCGGGAAGTATCTGGAGGTGTGCCATTACAGTTTAAGATAACTCACGACAATGATATCGTTCTGCGAAGGTGCGTTCGAAAACGTAAACGACATCTGATTAGTACCCTCGGTATAATCTACAACGGTAGCATTTGAGTCTGCGTTGATACGATTGATGCCATTGAGGAAAACCTGCAAGCTGCCAAATCTAAACAAGTTAGCGGTTGTAAAAGTTTTATTGACTCCATCGACGTTTCCGCCAGGAGTCTCATTCGTTACTAGTGCATCAAATTGTAAAGTGGTAGCTCTAAACGGTTTCTCTTCGAAGTCGTCAAACGTCTGATCCGACACAGCATTAGACTGTTTGATATCGCTTGAGACACCTGAAGCGTTTACCGCGAGAACCTTATAAAAGAAAATAACGCCGAACGTATAAGGGACCTTATCAATGAACTGGTAAGTGGGAGAATTTATAGTCGCAATCTTCTCAAAACCCTGATACTCTTGCGTTGAACGCCAAACGGTGTACTGCGTGATACCCTGCGCTAATGGGCTGAGATCCCACTCGACGAGCATCCTGCGCCCAGCGAGTAAATTCTCAACGGATACGCCAAAGACAGGAGTAGGAACAAGCATTATTTAGCCAGTAGTGAAACAGGTAATTCCATAATCCCTAAATAAGCAATTCTACTGATGTCATCTAAATAAATGGATTCACCAGTAAAAAGTACTTCTACAGAACCATTAATCGATTTCCGGTTAACTTCAGCAGTAGTACCCGCCGGCAGACTAACTCTAAACTCACCAATCTTCTCGACACTACCTGTCACAGGTTTGTCGGAGATCACTAGATTACCATGAGAATCTTGGTAGATGGATTTGTCGCACGTGAATTCAGATGTTAGCTCGACCGTGTCGCCAATATTAAAAGGAGACTCAGAAGCATGCCTTTCGATGGTCATATCTTCGATGTCGCCTAGAGCTTTTAAGGAAGCTTTAAGAACATCAACCTGCTGATCAGTAAGCGTGACGTCCATAGTGATTCGAAATAATCCACTAAGACTCTGTTCACCGGACTCTTCTTTTGAACTCAACTTGGCTAGTTTTTCCATAGTATCCTGTTCGCTATTATAAACGGTCTATACTAAATCTGTCAAATTTTTCGCCGCGACAATTTAACGCATTTATTAATTAACATCAGCTGATTAACACTTGCTTATACGCTCGTAAACGTTGAGACATCAGAGCAAAACAATGAATCGATGCAACGATACTAATTAGAAAGAGTTGAATAAGAATGAGCTTCCGAGCGCAATCTTTAAAAATTGTCCAAGCTGTGACTGATAGCGAGGGGTACCTAATCCGCGTCCACCCTGTGCGATGACTCTGGTCTTCTTGTAGTTGACGAGCATGCGCTCATAGGCTTTGCCGGTATTAACTAGGGACGTATTAATTCGGGCAGTCTGATCGATGGCGACAGTTATACCCTGATCACTCCAGGTGAAGTCGTCGATTGTCGCACCCATCTGTTGAAAGATCTGCGCATATAGGCTAGCGCCAAATCTAACTATAGGAATGACGAAGGGAGATAGATCGTTGATATGAAGATCTTCCGATGGAGGAATAGCATTGATATCCGCAACGACTGTTTCAAGAAACATCAAAACACGTTCGTCGTTAGCAGTAGCTCTAAATCGTTCCGGCATGAGAATCAGAGAATCACGAACGAGCCTTCTCTCCTGATCACTCCACTTACGTTCAAAGCAAAAAGCACAGTGGTTGTTGCAATGCACATGCATACGGTTATGATCACGACACTCGCAGTTTACCATAAATTATCCTAGAGGCGTTACAACGATCTTTCCAGAGAACAGAGAATTATCATTAGTCTGAATAACTAGAGATGTGACAGGAGTAGCAGTACCATCGTTGTGAACTGCCCCGGCAGAGACCCAGTAAGCGCCCTGAGGAACGATGCCTTCCCACTGTAACATTCCTGCAGTAGAAGGGCCAGATGCAGTGACTGAACTCAAGTCTATACTCAAGCTGATAGGACCAGTAGCGCTGGCACTCGGAAGTAGCGTCATACTATTCGAGGGGCCTGGATTAAAAATTCCAGAAGTTCCCCCAGCGGAGTATTCCCCCTGCGAACCAAAAACATTAGCTCCTATATCTCCGTTTACCAACGCCTGCAGCTGAAGGCCCTGCCCTACCATATTGAGAGTGATTCGGATATCGTACGTTACACCGGCGGTGAGAGGGATCGTGATAGTGTCTACTGACGATGGTGTGTAGACTACAGGGGTGATTCCACCTGTGGGAGTTTGCCAGCTAGCATTACCCGAGGCATCACTAGTTAAGACTTTTCCTGTACCTTGAGTCCCATCAATGATAGCGACTTGTCCAGTTGAGGATCCGGTTCCCGGCACAAGATGAATATTTCCACCAGCCCTTCCGTTACCATTCCCACCTGAGATAATGGCGGATCCACCTCCTCCCGGATTTTGTCCAGGATTGAGTGTGACTACCGCTCCCGTATCTCCCGTAAAGCCATCCCCTCCTGCGGAAAGAGTGGCGGATGATCCCGACGCGAACGTTCCCGGAGTAGGAGCGAGGACGAGACTCGACCCCTGCACGGTTCCACCGGCTGCGGGACCTGATGAGACAGTAACCCCTCCGGCCAATCCACCGTTAGCCCCAGATTCTCCACCGAATATACCTACACTGCCTGCAATGTCTACGGCGGTCTGAGTGATCCCGGGTCTTATATTAATATCCCCAGTATTACCCGAAACTAGTGCGCCTGCTGTGAAAATACTGAGAGTATTGCCGAGAGTGGGATTCTCGAGCGTCTGGGCGAAAAGAGTATTAGCCGCAGTGAGAGAGCCGGAGCCACTAGTGGTAATACTACCGCTATCCAGAGAAGTGGTGCCCGCAACAGAGAGAAGGTTTCCATCGGGGGCAACACCGATACCTACTTGGTTAGTGTACGCGATCTGAATCGCGGGAGCACCTGAACCCCCTCCCAGAAGTTGTAGACCACTTCCATTTGCCGTTGAAATACCCTCTATGTAAGCTACAGCCGTATTGTTATTGAAGAATTGTAATTGATAGTTATTGGAATTTGAGCCCGGCCACTCAAATTGGGTGACAGGAGATCCACTCGAACTCGTTGTCCCCAGGATAGCTATCGAGGCTGTTGGAGAAGAAACATCTAGAAGGCCGCCAACCGTAAAGTTGCCAGCAGCACTCACTACTATCGGATTAGGATACGCGCCTGTTAAATCTCCTCCAGCCGCTCCTGCGGGTGGTAAAAGACCTTTTGATGAGAGCGCAAAGGCATCTAGTCTAGTTATAGGACCCTGAAACGGGCGATCTACCAACTTCATAACATTGTTGCTTCCTGCATTGGCAACCCACATGTTATTACCATCGAATACCAGCGCAACAGGAGAAGTACCTACCGTAAAGGTACCAAGAATATTCCCCTGCATATCGAGCTGAACGACATGACTAGACGTAGCGTTAGCTACCCACATATCTGTACCGTCATATGCGATAGCGACACTATGGAAAGTACCGCTAGCGTATTCCGCTACAGTACTTCCTGCAGAATTTACTACGATGACGAACGCGCTATTGTAGCTAGAAACCCACATATTGATACCATCAAACGCTATAGCAGAAGGATAAAAACTCCCACCCTGGTATGTAATGTAGAAGGTACCCAATACAGTGCCGGTAGTACTTATTTTCACTAGAGATGGATCTGGCGAACTATTCTGTACCCCAACCCACATATCTGTGCCATCAAATGCTATTGGTTGCGGATACGCTCCAACGCTAATAGGACCGAAAGCTGCGGAGCCATCAGATACGTTGAAAACATAGACGCGTCCCATCGCATTGTCTGCATTGGTAACCCACATATGCGTACCATCAAATGCTAATCCAGCTGGAGCATTTCCCGCAGTTACTGGGCTAAATCCCGTAGGAGTACCAGTGAGCGCATTCACGACAGTAACGTTACTGCTACTAGCGTTCGCTATCCACATATTGACGCCGTCGAAAGCTAACGCAACAGGGTTTGTACCTGCTGCGACAGGACTAAAACTAGTTGGCAGACCTGTGACGGCATTAAGTACGGTGACGTTATTACTACTCTCGTTTGCTACCCAAATATTGACGCCGTCGAAAGCTAGCGCGTCCGGAGCAGTACCAACGGTGTACGTAGAAGTAGTAGTACCTACCGGATACGAAGGAGCGAGCGGAGAGCCATTGAGACTGAAGGCCGTATTGGAATTGATAGCCCCACTCGCTGTAAGATTTCCTACAACGGAAACTTCACCATTAGCAGCCCCACCGGATCCTGTTCCGGGGGTAAGAATAATATTTCCACCACCATCTGCAGCACCACCGCCTGTGCCATTTCCGCCGTTTATATTGACAGCTCCACCCGCGGAAAAGTTGGTTCCTGAGCTATCCCCTCCACTTATATTGACCGCTCCTCCTGGACAAGAAGGATTACCCGTACCCTCTCCTCCAGTTATATTAATGGCTCCGCCGGGGACGCCTCCAGTAGGAGACGCAGCAGCCGTTATATTCAAGGGGCTACCCTGGACTAGAGATCCACTCAACGTCCCATCAATATTTAAAGATCCATTAAGTTCCATAGTTTACCTGTAGATGATAGTACCCGTAAATGATGTCGCCCATGTCACGGTAAAGTTGTTGACATCTGTATGCTGAACGCTATTAGGAATTACCATAAAGCCTGCGTTATCTATAACCTGCACTAGCGGGTAGTATCCAAGATTGTGAGTGACTGTAAACGTTGTTACAGAACTAACAGGTACGTTAGAGTCCGCTGAGGGAGGAAGAGGCTGCCACGTTCCAACTCCACCGCTATCCGATGTTAGAACCTTACCCGCGCCCTGCGTTCCATCCACGATCTTAATAGCAGGGAACGCCAGACCTATCGCTTCTAGATCCACGAGGGCGGTCGGAGTAGCTGTGTTAAATCCTACCGCTCCTGCACCTGTAATGTGAATGACGTCATTAGGCGCCCCTGTCTGTATCCTGAAAGGAACATTTCCAGTACCGCCATCAGCTATCTCGAAGTCACTACTTCCGAAGTTAGAATTAAGAAGCCACGTGTAGCTTCCCGTTAATGAGATGAAGCAGTCAGGATTCTCATTACCTGAGCCTCCATTACTATTAATGAAGAGCTGCCCCCCTCCGTTGAAAGATAGGCTTCCACCAAACTGAGGAGTGTCTCCTTGACCAAGAGTTACACTGAAGCCACCTACTCCACCTGATGACTCATTCCCTCCGTTACCTGCACCAAGTTGTAACCCAGCTGCGATGTCCGGCGCAGACAAACCAGTAGTAACGACTACCGAGGATATTGTAGGACTTCCTGGGTTAAGGATGAATGGATCGCCCGGAGCGTTCAATAGATAGCGAGGGTTCGGACCGGATTGATAATTTTGGTAGAATGCAGTGAACCCATTGTAGGCAAACTGATTAGAGGGACTATCTGCAGTATGTGCACGCACTTGCGCTTGGATGTCTGCAGCTATCGCTACTCCGCTCGCGTCCGCTCCAAATGTGATCGTAAAAGGAGTCTCGCCGTTGATCGACAGAGTGAGCGTCTCTCCGCCCGCCGTAGATGTCGTCGGAGGATTTGGAACGCCAAAGGAGGCACCACCGAAGTTTTCTCCGGTACTGAGAGCAATGTTACCACCCACTAGGGAATCAGTGTAACCAGCTGAAGCAACTACATCACCGGCGTTACCTGCACCAGATACCGCAAGACCTACATTCGCAACAGCTTGTGCGGCGATATTGATGAGACCGCGCATATTCGGACCAACTTCATTACCAGTTGATCCAGCGATAACAATATTACCTGCTCCCGCGGTTACGGGATTGATGTCAGGAACTTGAATGAATCCCGGAGCGAAATTAGGATTACTGCTGAGATTTATTCCAGAGATATTGAGGTAATATTGATTATCTGGTCCGCCATTAGTAACAGATGTGAGGGATTCACCTTGAGTGAGATTATATGACTTGGCCGTTACATTACCACCGCCTGCACCAGGGTTGAGGATAATATTTCCGAAGCTATCCACGAAGAAATTACCGTTAGCAGCGCGCAGCTGATTTTGAGCAGCTATATTCCCACCGGCGTTAACATCACCTAAGATAGTTAGATTACCCGCACTATCCAATTCAAACTGATCAGACCCACTTCCCAAGAAATTAATGTGGAATGTTCCATCTGAATCTTTTGTTATTAAATCCCACCCAGGTCCGCTCTGCGAGACCAGATCTAATCTACCATTAGGAGAACCTCCGGTAGAGCTTCCCGTGATGATAACACGACCCTGATCGACCACGAGAGAATTGTTATTAGCAGCCCCTGTGATAACAAAGGGAGATAACCCCGTGACATTATTCAGAATGCTAAATCCGCCACTACCGGGATTGGCGTTGAGATAATACTGGCTAGTATTATCTTGAGACTTCATCGTGAGAATGGCACCCTGTCCTACCGTAGTAGGTGCAACATTCACACCCTGATAACCATATGCGTATAATTGCTTGACAATTAAATCGCCTGAGCCATCGGTATGTGCCGTATTATTATCGAACTGGACGCCCGAAGAGGTCAGATGTAACGAAGCGTTCAAGGCGTTGGGGTCGATGTCAAAGGGAGATGATCCACTGATTGAATTGAATATTCCAAAGCCAGTAGTAGCTCCACCCGGACCGCTAAAGAGCTGCCACGCACCTGGAGAGAATGCCCCTAGACTTATAGTCTGGTTCCCCGATGTCGCCTGAACGTGAAGACTTGAAACAGTTAAGTTACCCGCACCATCTGTAGAGATAGCGTTACTATCAAACTGTGAAGCACCTGAGACATTGAGGCCGTTGGACAGATCTACCTTACCACTACTATCTATGAAGATAGATCCTGGCGCATTAGGATCGACATGGATAACATCTTGTCCGTTATTATCGTTGTGTAGAGTAAATCCGCCACCGCCATTATTCGCAATCAACTCGAATAGAGCAGTTTGGTCCTGTGAATTGACTTGTAGATTACCACTACCGCCGCTCAGAGCATTGCCTGTGGAGCTGATACGTCCCTGAACATCAAGCGTTCCTGGATTTGTATCTAGGGCGATACTTCCGATCGTGTATCCATTCGTACCAATATTGTTGCTCGTAGGTGTCGAACCGTTGAGATTATTGAATCCCATAGTGGCGTCGTATCCATTAGCTGCGCCGAAGATTGCGGGGTTAGGTGCACCGAAGGAGGAGAGTGTCGAGTAGTTGACGGTAAAGCCGAACGGCGTCCCGAATTCAGGTCCGTTAGCTATGTAAAGAGCAGGAGCATTGACATTAATGACTTGTGCGTGATCGAGCGTTATACTACTATCACCTGCACCTTGCCCATTAAAATAAACACCGAAGATGAAAGATCCCTCTGTGATATTTAGGGAACCGTGCGTATCCGCGCGCAG